CATTTTTATTCCTCTTTAAAAGTTTAATTCTCTTCTATATTTATCTGTTAAACATCTGTGGGATATTCATAAGTTTGATTGTACCTTACGATTAAATTCCCTTGATTATCAAGATAATAGTATGCTGATCGTGGACCAAATCTATATTGGTCGTATTTTAAATTTGGGTATGTTCTTTCTCGTGTATCAGGATCTTTACCTTCAAAAAAGTCAGTTCCTATCTCAAAAAAGTCCCAATTATCTTCTAGCGGGCCGTCATTATTGATTGCGATTAATCCAGTGTCTACCCATAAATCAACACGAGTAAAAAACAAATTCCCATCTTCGTCAACTCGTATTGCGTAAAAATATCTTTCGTCTGACGGTCCTAGTGCTGAATTTTCGCCTAAGTCACCTACGTAATATGTCATTATTCTTCTCCTTAAACAATTTCAACAAAACTACAGACGAAATCTAAGCTATCTGCTGTGTTACATTCAACATACATTTTCATATTGCCGCCCAATACTAGTTTTTCTCCGCCATTGACTAAACGTAATGTTTGACTCTGGGGCACTATAAGATTTCTTGCAAAATACGCTGTTCCTGTAAACGTAGCTTCTGATATTGCTCCTCCAAGACTAGGTTTACTGATAGTAATAGTGTTGTCATCAACTCCATTGTTTACTATAGAAACAATTTTTGTGTTTGCCTGAACATTGTTTCCTGTAACCCAATACCCTGTAAATACTTTTGCAGCGTCTAAATCTGCTACTCCTGTAAGAGTAGCGTCTCCTTCAAGATTAGTAAGTCCGGATATAGTCCAGAAATTTTCTAACCTAATACTTGCACTGGTTATACCGTCTGTTAAATTACTCAAACTTAGACCAATTACAGTAGCTCGTGTATTATTGTTTGTTGATAATACTTCAAACTCCCCAACTCCTAAATTTTGAATTATTTTGTTTTTAAAAAATGTTGCCATAGTTGTTTATCCAAATAAAATTGCTGATACAATTCCAATGTTTTCTGCTTCTTCGTAGGTCACACCGCCTGCTGAGCCTGCTACACTAGTCCATTGAACTCCATTATAAATTTCTAAAACTTGTGTATCAGTATTCCACCTAGTTAATCCAAGTTCAACAGCTAACGGTCTATCATTGGCTGTATCGCCTGATGGAAGAACTACTCCGTTTTTACCGCTAATCTTAACATATCCATTGCCGGTCTGTACAAATTCAGTAACTGCATTAGAAGAAACATTAGTAATAGAATTATTATTAAATCTGTGATTACCTAATCTTATGCCACCTGTTCCACTAGTAGTTAGATTAATATCAGTGTTGGGTGCTAGAGTAGTTATGTTATTATCATAAATGTCTAAATTATTTGTATTAAACTTAGATGCATACAACTTAGTACTGTCAATAGTTGCTTTTACATCACCGTTTACATAAAATCTAATAGTGTTGTCATTAGCGCCAGGTGTAAGCTCTGCTGTAATCTTAGTATTACCGTCTAAATCTTGTACTCCACTTAGTTTTAACCAATAAGAACCAGTCCACCCTTCATATTGTTCTAGCTCAGAATTAAATCTAATCATTCCCGGAGTTCTAACACTGATACCCGGGCGTTGGCCAGTTGTACCAACTGGCAATACTAAACTTTGATTACTGTTAACTACAACACTACCTGTGCCCTGCGGAGTAAAAATTAAATCTGAATCTGTAACTACGCTTTGGATATTATTGTCTTGGAATTTAAATCCTTCAAAGATTACATTTCCAGTGCCGTTAGCAGTTAATTGTAAGTCGCTATCGGTTACAGTAGTTGAAACAGTATTACCTTCAATTCTAATATTTGAAAGTTGTAAATAACCTGTACCAGTAATATTGCCAGTGACCTCTGTATTACCGCTAGTTGTAAAGTCACCGGTTTGATCAATGTCGCCGGTCTGAGTGATAGTTCCGGTTACTTCTGTATCTTTTAGATATGTTGTTCCAGTTGATACTGTGAAGTCTGTAGTAACTGTTAAATTTTGATCAATTAAAACATCATTACTTGGAACATAAATTTTACCTGTTCCGTTAGCTTCTAATTCTAAATTACTGTTGGTTAATGTTGTTGTAATTAAATTATTAAGTAGCTTAATATCTTTAAATTGAGCCGTTGTCCCTTGAACTGTTAGGTTGCCAGTTAGCTCATAGTCGCCAGTTTGGTTTACATCTCCAGTATGTGTAAAAGTACCAACATGGGTAATTGTTTTAGGTACTAATATTGTGCCTATGTTTACATTACCTAATGTTGATGTACCGTCAACTGTTAAATTTTGATCAAGTTGTACATCGTTGCTAGGAACATAAATTCTACCAGTTCCGTTAGCTGAAAGTTCTAAATCACTATCAGTAACTGTTGTGGTGATATAATTGTTATCAATTTCAATATCACCAGTTGTAAATTTATCTGAAGTTACTGTAGTTGTTACTTCTAAAGAATTTAAAGTAGCAACACCGTTAACTATTAAATCTTGTCCTATTTCAACATCATTTGATGGTATTAAGACTTTGCCTGTACCGTTAGCTGATATTTCTAAATCTAAATCAGTGCCAATAGTAGTAATAGTATTAGTACTAATTCTAATATCAGACAGGTCAGCGGTAGTTCCTTGAACTGTTAGATTACCAGTTAATGTGTAGTCGCCAGTTTGTTCAACATCGCCTGTTTGAGTTACACCACCAATGTGAGTAACAGTGTTTGGTACTAGGGCAGTTCCTATGTTTACATCTGTTAGATTAGTTGTGCCGTTTACTGTCAGATCATTTTCTATAACAACATCATTACTTGGTACATAAATTCTGCCTGTACCGTTGGCTAATAATTCTAAATCACTATCAGCAACAGTTGTAGTGATATAATTGTCGGTGATTTCAATATCTGTAACAGCAAACTTGTCAGCTGTTATAGTAGTGATTACTTCTAAACTGTTAGATGTAACTGTTCCGTTGACTGTTAAATTTTGATCAATTTCTACATCGTTGTTAGGAACATAAATTCTACCTGTACCGTTAGCGGTTAAAATTAAATCATCATTACCGACTGTAGTTTCAATAGTGTTAGAATCAATTACTAATCCGTCAATTTCAGCACGATTTAGATAGACATTTTTCCAACGAAGCTCTGCCGGAGTTATAGATCCAAGATTATGTGCATCGTTAGTATCAGGTACAATATTACTGTTTACTTTGCCAACAAACTCTACAGTATCAGTAGCTTGATTACCAATAGTAATATTGCCGCCAATAGTAATATCGCCAGAGACATCTAAATTTCCGCTGATATTAGTATTGTTTTGAAGATTAATGTTTCCGCTAGCAGAAAGTAAGTTAACATCTCCAGTAACACTTTCAACAGTATTACCACTTATTTGAATATTACCTGTGTTTATTGCTGTTGGTGTTATTACTGTAGTGTTCGTGCCGTCTGAGAATGTTACACCTGTAGCTGATGTAATATTTGTATTTGTTCCATTAAACAAAACATCGCCAGTTTTTTGATTTACAAAGAAACTATCGCCAACTTTAAAATTTCCTTCGTTGTCAACACTAGTATAATAAATTCGTGCGTTGTTAGTTTCAACTACTTCGTTAGCCGGTATCCTATCATTAGGGTCATTAGATGCTAGTTTGCCAGATCCAATATATGCAAAATTATGACTTATTAAGTATGCAACAACCCCCTGGCCATCTCCCACAAATCCATAATTACCGTAAACACATGCTGAACCAATACTACGGATTTCTGCACCAAAATCTGAATAATCAGCAAATGTAATTAATTTTGCTGTTCCGCCACTAGTTCTAATATCCTGATATGTAATCCCATCATCTAAAATAATAGTTGAATTATTTGCACCATTCAAATGCAATAATAGTACTGTTGCAGAATCAGATAAAAATGCACTAGTCGGCACTGTCACTGATGTTGTATATTTTGCTGCGCCTTTTACAATTCTTACTTCATCAATGTAACCCGTAGATGGTGCTCCGCCAGTCCAGCTAGCCCCTAATCTAACAGGCCTTGCTGGATAGTTAGTAGCATCAGTCCATGTTGTTGGTGTTATTGTTCCGTTAACCGCTAATTTAGTAATACCACCGACTCTAAATAATGCTATATGATTAAATGTGCCTGCTGTACATGCAACACTAGAAGTAATACGATATGCACCGCTTACGTAAAATCTAATATTCCCAGCGGCATTCATTTCTAAATAAAGTGCTGTATCAGTTGCGGCTGTTCTGCAGTCTAAAAGAACTTGCGCTACACCAAGCGAGGTTGGTCTCCAGAAAAACTCAACAGTAAAATCGTCTGTTCCAAAATTAAAATCAGGTTGGCTTGCATAGGTTATGTAATCTCCTACGCCGTCTAATACAAGACTTGACGAACCAAATTTTTGTGCTGCGGTGCTTAATTTTGCATTGCCACTAATTGAAGCTATTTTACCAGCTCGGTCTGTTAATGTTTCAAATCCTGTGCATTGGCCTGTTAGTACAACATAATTTCCTGTGATTGTTTCAATAGTACCAGATGCTAAAACTGTAGTCCCGTCAACATCGTAGTAGTATAAGGTATCACCAGTATTCCAAGTACCTAATCTTTCATCAATTCTTAAACGTGTTTTACCTTGCTGTGCAAATCCGTGAGCACTAGCAAATGCGTTAAAGCCCTCGTTAGCATAGTATATAAATGAGTTTAACCACTCAATGCGAACACCGTTAGTAGCTACTAAAGAATTTATTCCTGGCGTAATAAAAGTTACAGAGTGGAATAACATTGATGCTTCTTTGCTTACTGATGTAGCATAAGCACCGTCGATATATGCACCTTTACCAGCATTGCCTGCATCAAATCCTAATGGATCTTCTAGACTGGTTACACTTCCTTTGGTTAAAACTGAAATGTTTCTTACATAAGGACTACGACTAGTAACAGTTAAATCTGTTGCAAATCTAAAACCGTAACCGTTGTCCGGAAATACTCTAGTATCACCAGCGCAGCTAAATGTTAAATTTGAAACAAATACATTAGATCCTAAAGTAGCTGTTCCGCCAGTGTGTGTTAAAACTAAAATACCAGTTGTATGTGTATACACAGCATTGGTAATTGTATAACTTGTTGCATCAATGGTAATTGCGCCACCGCTAACATAAGTGTGTTCAAATGGTGCTGTACCTACATTGATCGTTGTTGATCCTGCACTGGCTGCAGTTACTGTAAAATAATTTCCGCCGCTAAAAAAGTCAGCAACTGTTAAATCTTCTACAGTTGTTTCGCCGTTCATTAAAAATGCATCGTTGTAACGGGTAGCGGTAGTTGGAACAATTTTTACAGCACGAATTCCTGCTCCTCTTACAGTAACACCAACAGGAACAGTTAATGGAAATTGCTCAGTATATGTTCCTGGATAGATATAAATTGTATCGCCAGCTTCGGCTTGTGTTAGTGCTGATTTTACAGTAGCTAACGGATCATTTTGATGTACGCCTGCATTATCATCATTGCCGTTTACAGCTACATAGATTGTATTACCTTGAGGTTGTTCTAAAACAATCCCATTAACTACAGCAGTGTCGGTTATTATTGATGTAGAAAAAACATTTTTTAAATAACCGTTTTTCCATTCTTTTCCGCCGGTGCTAGGATCGGTTCCTAGGTCATAAGTAGAATCTAAATTTGGTACAATATTGCTAGCAATGTCTGCATTAAAAACTACATTATCGTCAACATCGCTGTTGCCAATAGTAATATCACCGTCGGCTGTAATTGTTCCTGTTGCGTGTAAATTTCCATCAACAAAAACATTAGAATAAATTTTTACTTCGCCAGTGCCTACTGTTCTTATTTCTAAATCTTGATCTGTTGCTGTTGTTTCAATTACATTAGTTGATATCTGTAGATCGCCAGTAACAATTTTAGCTTGGTAAACAACAGGGCTGGTTCCGCTGGGTTCAATATTGATTGTTCCGCTAGAACTAGAAATAGTATCGCCACTGATAGTAAAAGTAGCAATATCTGTTTGGGTAGTTACATCTAGATTAGTAGTACGGGTTGTTCCGTTTATGGTTAAGTCGTGCGTTGGGCTGGCTGTTTTAATACCAATGCGGCCATTAACAACATCCAGATAAAGAAGGTCAGTCTCAAAGGCCAGATTAACCCCGTTGCGCAGGAGGTTTGCCTTTAAGAGCGGACCGGAAATTCGACCAACAGCCATTAGCTCTCCTTAACCCCGTGTTTCACGGTTAACCACTTTTTCATACTAAGTATAACTTAGTCTCTTTGCGGGTTTACCACAGTTTGATATCGTAGCACCTTGGTCAGACGCTACAGTATTAGTATTTATATGTTTTGAATTTTAACCAAGGACAATGCCCCAGAAAGAAGTGATCTCTTCAAGGATGCCTACGTTTACAGAACCAGTTTGACCTATAGATGCGATCCAAGCACTACCGTCCCAAGTTTCTAAACGTTCGTTGCCGCTGTCTGTATTCCATCTAGTTTGACCTATTTCTGGAATCGGCGGTCTTTCGCTAGATGTTCCTGCTGGGATAACTAGCCCTGCACTACCGGCAAATTTAACATACCCTCTGTTAGTTGTGTTTAAGATAATGGCATTATTAGTGTTGTTAATAATTTTATTATCTTGAAATGATATACCGTTTACTGCAGTTTCTCCAGTACCGGATACAACAAAATTTATATTATTTGCTGAATTAATACTAGAAATAGTATTACCTGTAATGTTAATACTAGAAGTATATAATGAATTAGAGTAAAATTTTTCGTCGTCTAACCTTGCTACAACTACTTCATTCACACCAAATCTAATTATTTTATCGTTAAAGCCGGGAGTAAGTTCTGACGTTACATAGGTATTTCTATCGTTATCATACAGGTCTTTAAAACTAACAAGCCCTGCTGTTTGATAACCTTCAAAAAGTAAGCTAGTGTTGTTAAATCTAACTTCACCATTAGATACTAGTGTTCGTGTAGAAGTATTGCCTACTGGAAGAACTAACGATGTTGTAGAATCAATAACAGCATTACCTATACCGTTTGGGGAAACTAAAAGACTTTTTTGTAAGTCAGTTGATGCTAACGGCCAGACGTTTGTAACATTATTGCTGGTAAATTTTATTTTATCATCAACAATAATGCTACCATTACCGTTAGCTGTAAACTGTAAATCAGTATCTAACGCTGTTATAGATATTTCATTGCCTAATATTTTTATATTAGGAACACTAAAATATGCTAGTGCGCTAGGAACACTGATATTATTATTAGCAAAAGTACCAATAATATCAGTGTTTCCAGTTTGATCTATGTTGCCTAGTAGTGTTATGTCCCCTAGTATTGTTGTATTTTTTAGTGTACTATCCCCGTTAACTGTAAAATTTCCTCCTACAGTTAAGTCTTGTAATATTTCAACATTAGTGTTTTTAACGTTAACAATGTTTGTTCCAACTGCACCTAATTTTAAATCGCTATCAGTTACTGTAGTTGATATAACATTATCAGTTATATTAAAATCTATGAACTGTGCTGACTCTGTAACTGTTAATTTATTTGATACAGTAGTTGACCCAGTTTGATTTCTATCGCCTGTTTGATCGTACAGTCCGTAAAGTTCAATATCCCCGTTAACATCTACGGAATCTTTAAGAGTAGTTGTTAAAAAAACTGTTAGATTGTTTAAAATTTCTAAATTTGTTAACGGAATATAAATGTTGCCAGTTCCGTTGGCTAATAATCTTAAATCGCTGTTTACACTAGTTGTTATAGAATTGTCAGTAATTAAAATGTTACCGGTAGTAAAAACATCACTCTCAATAGTTGTTAACGTTGAGACACTGTCAAAAAACGAAGTTCCTAATACTTTTAGATCATTTGTAATCTCAAGATTATTATTTTGAACATTTACGGATCCGCCTACTTGGGTTCCAATTATTAAATTACTGTTAAGTAGTATTGTTTGTATTACATTATTGTTAATGTTAATATTGTAAAGTTGTGTTTCTTCAGTAACACTAATATTTGAAACTTCTGCTGAGCCTGCTTGGATTTTATTTCCTGTAAGATTATAATCCCCGTAATGTACAATTGATCCGGTTATGTTAGTATTCTTAAATGTTGATAACGAATTGTTAACTAAATTGTTATCTACTTCTACATCGTTTAAACCAATTGATACAATACTTCCAATTGAAGATTGAAGCTCTAGATCGCTGTTATTTTTAGTAGTAATAGAATTACCGGTAATTACTACAATGCCAGTGTCTAAAGTAAGTGCATCTACGTTAGTAGTTACTGATTCTGAATAAAACTCGCTGTGTAAATTTACCGTTAGATCATTATCAACTTGAACGTTAGTAGTTGTAACTTGTACAATACCAGTAGTTGCCGCTTGAAACTTTAAATCTGTATCTGTAGTTAATGTTTGTATTGTGTTATTACTAATTTGAGTAATACCATCAATATCTATCAATTTTAAGTAAGCATTTTGCCAGCGTAAACTGTTGCTTCCTAACTCGTAAAAATTATTTTGATTAGGTAATAAATCTGTAGTTACTTTAGCTATTACAGAAACTGTATCGTTAAAAGGTTGATCTCCTAAGAAGACATCTCCGTCAACATTTACATCTCCAGTAACATCAAGATTGCCTGTTACAAATACATCAGTGTTTAAATTTGTAATATTATTGTCTGCAACAATATTAATAGGACCAGTAATTGAATTTATATTATTATCGTAAATTCTTATGTTGCCTGTTTGAACAGCAAATCTATCAATAACAGTAGTGCTGTCAGGGCCTTCTAACGTAATATTTCCCTGAGCACCAAAATCTATACTTTGTGCGTCAAAAATTACTTGGCCAGTTTCTTGATTTACATAAAAAATATTGCCTATTCTATAATCACCTTTGTGATCTACGCTGTCGTAATAAATTTTACCATTGTTTTGTTCAACAACTTCGTTAGCTTGTATAACAATACTTCTATCATTAAGACTGTTAAGTCCAGTTCCTATATAACCAAAGTTATGACCTATTAGATAGGCTAGTGTATTTGCTCCGTCGGCTACTGCGCCGTAAGTTCCGTAGACGTTTGCAGAATTAATACTTCTCATCTCTACTGTAGATCTTGTTACAGTACCAACACCTGGAGATGAAAAAATTGGGATACCAACTCCTGCTACTAATGATGTAGTAACATAGATCCTCCACATGTTTGTATTAACAGGATCTTGAATTACATAATCAACAATATATAAAGTACCTGCTACATTGATGGTCCAGTCTGGGCCTACAATTGTTTCAAAATTAGGTAGAAGATTGGATTTGAACCATGCTACCCACTTTTCACCAACTGAGTTGCCAGTTGTATCCCAAATGCCGTTTGTAACAATTAAGGTTGTTTCAATATCTGGATAAAAACTAATAGGTTTAAGTTGCCCAGATGGATCAAAAGCTGTATCAACAGTCATTCTCCATAGTGCGGTATTCAGAGGTTCTGTCTCAATTGATACCACTGTGTACACTAGAGGAGGATTAGGATATCGATCAATAATTGCTTGTTGTCCTACTAAAGAATCTACAAGAGCTTGGTTATAAAATGATTTATCTAAGGCTACGCTATCGCTAGTATAAGAAAAAAGAGTAGGGCCTGGCCCAACATTAACTACACCAGGATCTGTACCACCAAATTGTGTAAAACCACTAGTGCCTTCTATTAAATGTATACCTCTATAGGCAAAATAAGTAAATGAATTTAACCATTCTACCCTTGCACCATTTGTAATAGTAATGCCGTCAGCGTTAGGAGTAATTAATGTTACACTAAAGAATAACATTGATGCTTCTTTGCTGCTAGGAGTGAGTGCGCTGCCGTCAACTAGTATACCCCTACCCGAATCATTTACACTTGTAGGAACTCCGTCGAACAAGTAAAATGGTTTGCCTTGGTCAAGGTTTGCAAACGGTTCTTCAACTGTTACTAACCAAAAGTTTGAATCTAAAGGGTCAGTTACTACTGATGACACAGTATATACTGTGTCATAAATTTCTGGATCAACTATCCAGCAAGCTATCTTTGTTCCTGGTGTTGCAAGTGTGTTAAAATTTGCTGGTAGAGGTGATTTTTCAACCTGAACAGCATACGGATCAAAACTTAAACCAAACCCACTTCCCGGATAATCTTGTGTATCTAATAATTCTGTACCGTAAGGGCTTTCTGTTACGGTACTTAACTGAGTTATAACTGTAATATTGTGTACATAAGGACTACGTGCAATTGTTGTTGCACCTGGAGCAAATCTAAATCCGTAACCTGTGTTAGCAACAGAATCATAATAAAAATTCTTTACAGTTAAAAATTCTACAGTAGTGTCGCCGTTGAGTAAAAATGCATCATTAAATTTTGTTGCGTCTGTAGGAAAAATATTAACAGATCTAATACCAAATCCTTTAACAGCTACACCATTAGGAACTGTTAATGGAAATATTTCTTCGTAATCCCCAGGAAAGATAATAATTTCATCTCCTGCTTGAGCTTGACTTAGAGCGTGCTTTATTGTTTTAAATGTTGATTGTTGATGTGTTCCGTAGTTCTCATCAATACCTTCTTGACTAACATAAATTGTTTGGCCTTGCTCTAATACATAGTTAATGTTGTTTACAATTAACTCTTGAGAGTTTATTTCTGTAGAAACAATATCTTTAATATAAACATTGTTCCAACGTTTATCAACAGCACCTAAATTAAACTGATTAGTTACATCTGGAATTAGATTACTGTCTATATCAGCGTTAATTATTACGTTGTCTGTGTTAGCATCACCAAAAGTTACATCTCCATCAAATGTAATGTTGCCTGTTGCGTGTAGGTTGCCCTGTACATCAACATTTGTTGTGGTAAATTCTATTCTTCCTAGACCGTTGGCTTGAATTATAATATCACTGTTAGATGTTATATTTTCAATTAATTGATCGCTAAATCTTAAATTGCTTGTTCCTATGCGGTTGGTTACTACTTTAGGATCTAGCAATTGATTAGGAACAATATTAATTTGTCCGCTAGGATCTTGTATTCGGTAAGTATTGAATACAATATTTCCTAATTCTGCTTGTGTGTCAACTATTAAATTTGTAGTGTCAAAAAAACCGTTAATAGTTAACGCTTGAGAAGGTGCATCAGTATTAATACCAATAAATCCACTTGTTACATCTAAGTATAAGAGGTTATCAGTTTCAGAATTGTTGTGGAACGCTAGATCTACGCCATTTCTTAGTAGATTAGCCGAAAGTAAAGGACCGCTAATCCTGCCTAGCGATTCTGTTAGCTCTTCTGGGCTTGGAAATATTGGGCCACCGCCGCCACCGCCTGATGCTGGCATTCCTTACTCCTTACTGGTCAAAACCGTGTAGTACCGTCACTGGTTTGCCGTACGGTACTGGCGATCCAAATTGCAAATAATATCCTGACCCGGTATTTGTACTGTCTACAATGTTAATAACTGTACCGCTGTCAATTTGTGTTGCTGCAGGTAGCGACATTGTAACTGTTAGTAGTTGGCTGGTTTCGTTGACTGTATAATTTTGTACAACTGCGCCCACTGGTACATTTGTGCCTGTAATTGCGGCACCGCTGATATTAACAGACACATAAATTGGGTCTGTAGAAGTATCAAAAAATAAAACACTATCTCCTACTAGCGTATCTGCGCTAACATCACCGGAATAAGTAACTCCCGTTATTGTTGGATTATTAACCACTGTATAGTTTGTTGTATGTAGTTGTAAAACGTTTTCAACGATTACAATTAAATTTGCTCCAGACCAAGTGTTACCATTAGCAACTACCGTTGGTGGTGCTGGGTTTAAAGGTCCAAAGAATGTGGTTACAGCATCACCATAACCTAAAGTTTGTTGTACAATGCCTGAAGATTCTTTATATCGAATATTTCTCCAACTTGCACTTGCGCCTTCATACACTTCAACTTCGTTAGTGTCAGTATTGTATCGCATCATACCTACTATTGGACTAATTGGACGTTGATCTGTAGTTCCTTTAGGCATCAACATATTATTAGGTGTGTTCATTACTACGCCGTTAGTAATGTCTACGGCTAATCTGCTGTCGCTTAGTGATCGTCTATTAAGAACTTGTTTTCTTAAATATCTCATTTTATACCGCCAATGTACTAACTGTTGCTACTAAATTAGCAATGTCACCTTTCGCAACTAACATATCTCCCAAACTTAATACTAGTTTTTCTTGATCAAAAGAAACTGTTTCACCTGCAGGCACTGGAAGTCCATTAACAATTATTGTGTTGGATGCTGGCGTTGTTGCCGAGCCCGAAGATGGAACAGCATATAAAAATAATTTTACTTGACCTGCTGTTGGATTTCCTGGATCAAATTCTGCTGTGTTGCAAACTATTACTGAAGTAATTGCATCGCCGTTGGTGCTTGCACTAGTGTAAATTGCTGCGGTAGTTGTTCCTATTGTTGCATTTGTTATTGCCATTTTTATTCCTTAAAATAATATACTCCATAACAATGCTCTCTTCTTAGCTACTAATTCGTCAGACGCAATGTTATTGCTAAAAAATATTCCAGTCCTACCTGCTGTTTGAGCAAGGGTTGTTAAGTTTGATCTTGAATATAATTTTGTACGGCCAGCTACCGATGTTTCAAACGCTGTTTGATCGTCTAATTTTAAAATTGAATCTATTTCAATATAATTTGTAGTTGCCGTTAGTATAAGATCAGCTGCTGAAGTATTTCTAACTGTGTTTTGATATATGTTAACGTTATCAACGTTTAATCCCGTGCTAGTAATACTAGCTCGCAAAGAAGGAAGACTGTCTCCTAATGTCTTAATAGAAAATTTTATGTTAGTATTTGTAGTCTCAACAATACTAAACGCAATAGAAGGATCTAATAAATCTGATGAGGTATAAATTTTATCAACTACAGCCATTCCAGAAACATCTGCTAGTACGTAATCAGTTACAAATTTTCTTGTTGTGAGATAGTTGTTGCCTGTTGGATCAGAAACTGGAAATAGTCTATCTTCATAATTTGTAGCATTAACAAGTTTTAAGACTGCATCAGTATCATTTTGTAAATCAAATGAAAGATCTGATCCCGGTGCTGTTCCAAGACTTGCTGCTTGTATACCTACTAGCTTGTCGTCTGTTGTTTTAAAAACAAATGTTCCTAATACAGTATCATCAGCTATTGGATCATAATGTGTTACCGACTCGTCAAATAATAACTGAGCGTCTGGGAATTCTGTACTTTCGCTGCCAGCACTTCTTTGTATTTGTATACCTGATGTTATTTCTGAAACACCGCTAGGGCCAGCTTCGCCCCTGTTTAATAAAATAATATTATCTTCTACTTGTAAATCAGTTACATTTATATAGGTAGTATTGCCAAGAACATTTAAATTTCCTGTAACTATAACAGTTCCGGTTTCATTACCCGTATCAAGTGTAATAGTGCCGTTAGGGGTCACTTGTACATGATAGTTACTTTGACTAACTTTTAATATTCTAGACATTCTAAATCCTTAATTGGGGGCCAAAGCCCCCGTATTTAATTATTGATTCTGAATAGTTACAGTACCAATGTCGCTGCCGCTAGGAGCAACTGCTGAACCAAATGTCCATTTAGCAACTGCACCACTAACATACTGACTACCTGCACTACTTGAACCACCGTGTGTATTAGCTGTTGGAACTAGTACCGCGTGACGTGCTGTTAATTTAGCAACAAGATATGTGCCTCCATCACTGTCAGTAGCCATAATACTCATTTCGCCTTCACCTTTAGTTTCGGTTGTAACTAGTTTGAAAATACTAGTAGCTTGGCTTGTTTGTACTTTGTAACGACGTGTGCTAACTTGTTTGATAATGTCGCCGGTTAAAATTTCTGAATCGCCTGAACCATATTGTGTTTCCGCTTTAATACCGTTCTGACGAGCTGATGCACCAGATGTTAGTGTTGCTACAGGAGTAGCACTACCTGAGGCACTGCCGCCTGTAATTGAACCGTTAAATGTGATAGTTGGTGCAGATGTATATCCAGAACCTGCTGATACTACTGTTACGGTATAAGTTGTTGCTCCAGTTACAACTACTTGTAGTACTGGTTTTGCACCACCTGTAATTTGTGGAGCAGTAATACTAGCCGCTGGAATTGTAAATGTACCAACTTCTAAATCTGCTAATGTACCGGCTGGTGCTGTTGCACTGGCTACAGATTCACCACCAACACCTGCTGTACCAAAATCTTGATAGTTAGTGTTGGCAAAATATTTTTTGTTTAATGGACGTCCCATTTGTTTTCTCCTTAAATATGACGTTCTAGGTCTACGCAGAGGGATTCTGCATAAGTCTCGCTCTTAGGCAAGCACATATTAGACATTATTATTTAGCTGATCAAGAGAAAGGGCACCTAAGTGCCCTTTAACTTGTATTACTTTAAGTAACGAATTACTTGAAGCTTACGTTGCTTAGGCTTACACGACCTAGGTAGTCAGCTGCGTTACCTAGAGATGAAGCTGTGTTTGTCAACTCAACATAACCATAACGTGTCATAAATGATACGACTGGTTCAAATGTTGCTGGATCCAATACAACACCAGAGCTCATTAGAGGAATGTATGGGCAGTAGAACGCTGCTGCATCACTCTCGCTTGAACCTTTGTAACCAATTAGAACATCGGTTGTGTCGGCTGAATATGTATTAACATACACTTTCATAGCATTGTTTAATGTACCAACAAACTTAGTGTTTGTAGGTGCTTCAAATGTACCTTCAGTTGTACGTGCAAATGCTGATGTTGTTGCGCTCTGTAAAACTGTTAGAGCGTATGGGCTTACAACAGCCCAGTTACCAGCACCACGACGTGTACGCTGAGCGATCAAGTTTGCAACACGGTTGATTTGAACAGCAAGAGCTGCGTGTTCGTCACCAACGAATGTAGCTGTACCTGAAACAGCGTTTTGGTCAAATGCTTCAACTGCTGTACCAGCCAAACCGTATAGAGATGCTAGGATCTCTTGGTCGATTTCAGCTGTAATTTCTTGTGCTAGAGCTGCCATAACTTCAGCTTCGATATCAATACCTTGCTGAGCTTGTGCATCTTGAGCAGCTTCAAAAGTCCAACGTGCGCTTAACTTACGAGTTTTTGCCTCGACAGTTTGCTTGAGGATTTGAATGCTCATTTTCTTACCAGCTTGGCCTTCTAGGCTAGCTGTAGAAGATGCTCTACCAGTAGAATCATTACCAGAATAGTTTTCAGCAATTTTGAATGGGCTTAGTGCCTCTTCACCTGCTGTTACGCCAGTTGCTGAGTCAGCATAGCGTACACGTAAGGTATGGATTTGACCAACTGGGCCAGTCATTGGTTGTACACCGACCAACTCGTTAGCGATAACTGTTGGCATAACACGACGGATTACTGGAAGAATCACGCGGTTTAAAGTTGCGACGTTGCCGGCAGAAGTAGTACCTGCTGTAGCAGATTCTGAAAGGTACCTACGAGTATTCTCTAAAGTAACTCCCATCACGCTACGCTTAGTACCGTTTAGGCCTTCTAATAGAGCCTCTTTGGTCTCTGCCCAACGGCCGTTTAGTAGTTCAGACATTTAATTTCTCCTTAAATTTTTAGTCCAGCGAGGCGACGGATATCGATAATATTTGAATCTTCCTCGCCGCTACGATTTGCGTTGGTAATTTGTTTATTACCTGTAATTTCTTTAGCCTCTACAAGTGCCTGTTTCTTCTGCGGAGTTTTGCCGGCTGTACCATTAAGTACTGCTGGTAGATACTTGTCAAAACTTTCTACAAGTCTTGTCGTTTTCACGCTCTCCATTAATTCACCCATGATGTCACGTTGCTCTGAATTCAATGGAGCAAGTAATTCGTTCATGATTGCTTTTCTTTCTTGCGACTCTTTTAGGGTCGCAATCTCTGCATTTTTACTTTCTACTACCGCCTTTGCTTCTTCAGCTTGTTTAAAAGCTTCTGAAATGGCTAATTCTTTCATGTCTATGACTTTGAGTAATTTAGCAGATTCTGATTTTTCGTTTAAGTAACTAGCTTGATACTCAGAAGCAAATGCTTCAAAGAGCTTACGACCAAAGTCGTTACGACGAGCTGCATCAATGTCTTCTCTAAGAGCTGTTAACTCGGCGCTGAGGCTTTCATTAACAACTTTATCGACCATTTTTGCTGCACGTTCTACAAACTGTTGCTTAATCTTCTTAAGTTGTCCTTTACCTTCGCGAACTAAACGTACTTTAGTTTCTGCTAGGTCTTGCTTGTCTTTGTAAAATTCTGTAATTTCTTGAGCTAGAGCTTCTACAACAAATTGTTCCAACTTACCAAATTTATTAGCCATTACTACCTGATCTTCGTGTAGTTCTTTAACTTCTGAAGCTAGCTGGCGTGTAACAAATTCCTTCATTACATTGCTATCTTGCCTCATTCTTAAAGCATATTTGGCTTTCATTTCAGAAAGTTGTTTGCGATCATCAACAAACTCGGCAACTTCTTTTGATAGATGTTCTGTAACCATACGGTCAACAGCTTCAACCATCATTTCCTTGTCGTGTTCATATTTTTGTGCAAACTCTTCGCGTAGTTGTTGAGCAGCTTGTTCACGAGCTTCGTTTACACGACTCTCGAAAGCCATCTCAATTGACTCTTTGATCTCCTCAGAAATCACATTGTTTTCAAATAAAGTTTTTAGTGCATCCAACATGTGATTCTCCCTATTATTGGAGTCTGCTTATTATACCTAATAAGCTCTCTTTGAGATATTTCTGTGCTTTAGGATCTCCCTTGACCTCTTGCGCTATGCGTAAGGCGCTAAGACCACCACGATTATTCATCAGGTGTTCATAGATTGGTGTAGGATATGCTCCTGGGGCACTAGGTTGAGCTACCATATCTACTGTGATAATCTCAAAATCCGATACTTCACCGGAACCGTCATCTCTGACGTTTCCGGATCCGCGACTTGATACTCCTAATTTCACACCACTTTCTAACATGGTGCGAATTAGTTGTCCCATTGGTGTAGGTAAAACTTTAAGTTTACCGTATCCATTTGGACCATCCATCCACATATTAATAATCATATGTGACACTCGGTCCAAATTAATTTTTAGATCATCGGGATGATCTACTTCTCCGAGTACGCTATAACCATTCTGAATCTGATCGTTAAGGGTTTTGACAGCCTTGCCAATCTCTTGCACAGGATAAACACGCTGATTAGCGTTGCGTATACCGCCTTGGATACAAATCCCAGACATATACAAGTTTTTCCCATCTTTGTCATCAGATTCGACTATGATTTTAGCTTGGTCGAAACTGAGATTTTCTCGGAGGTATAAAGACATATTTTACGTCTTCCTAATTATTTGCCGCCAACGATCGACTTAGTGTTTTGACCGTTGTCGCCACTTTTTCCAGACTCTTTCTTCTTAAAGGCTGTTTTACCAGCATTAGCACCTGGCTTGTTCATATTACCTGCGTCATCAACTTTTGGACTTGGGTTTAATAAGCCGCCCTTTGTTCCACCAGTTGCGCTTTCGCCGCCTTTAGCAATATTTGCGGATGTGCCGCCCATATTGTTTTTTCCAGCTACTGGACTTTTTGCGTTTGTGCCGTTGTCGCCGTGTTTTGGTAATGCTACTTTATCAACATATTCCATAAACTTAGCTAGTTCGTCTTGTTCTCCGCCCATAGCGTCCATTTCGCCAGCGCCGTCATCCATTCCAGGCTCCATCATATCCATTCCAGGCTCTTCGCCTTCTGGATTGTCATCGCCTGCCATTAATTGCTCAAATTCTGCTTTTAGTTCTTCTAGAGAATCTTCTAAATCTAAAACGCGATCTTCAATTTCTCCGTTGCCTGCATCATCAGAAGCTGTGTCATCAGCATCAATATCGCCAACGAAATCATCAGTTGCGTCACCGCCCATGTCGTCTGCATCAGCATCAGTTTCGCCTTCTTCCTCTTCGCCTTCTTCTTCCTCTTCGCCTTCTGCATCGTCTGCCGAAGCTTCTTCCATATTATCTTCGTCGTCAGGCTTTTCGTTATCTTTATCTTTAGATTCTTCTTCTAAACTAAAGTCTTCTGCTAGTAATTCTTCGTAGATTTCGCGTGATTTTGCTACTACGATGTTGTGAAAAATTTCTTTTGCTGTTTCTTGATCTTCGTTGATCAAGGCCTCAAGCATGGCTTCAAATTGTGAACGGTCAGTCATGTTAAAATTCTCCTGTGATGGTTATACAAGGCTGTATTATATTTACAGATAATTGTAAAATTAGGCTACATAATGGCCTAAAAACGGCCAGTTTTTAGAAATCATGTGGTATTTATGCCGGTGCCGCCGGTGGTGCAGCGTACATTCCATTAATAAATTCTAATTCTTTTTCTTGTTCTAAAATATGTGCTTCGCTGCCTTTTCGCAACTGATTAATTTGTCTAAGAGTTAGTCGTGTTTTTCTAGTATCTGAACGATGTATAGTAGTTTGATCACGATCTGCTTCATAGCGAAGATCGTTACTTAAACGTCGTGTGTCAGGATCAATGTAAAAAAGTTCTCTTAGAATCATGCTTGCGGAGTTTCAGCTGATGGTTCTTCAAGACCTTCCATATCTTCAGGTGGACTTGTATCGGCTGCGGCACCTAAGTCACCTTCAATTCCGGCTGCACTTAATCCTGCTGATCGTAGTTCGCCAGCGGCATCGGTATTAGTCGGTTGGCCTTTACCGTTTTCTTCGCCCCACATGCGTTCGTTTTCTGCAACTTCCTCGTCACTTAACCCTAAGAAACGTTTCATAGCAAATCGTTTAGATACAAACGGTATTGCTTGTATTGTATTAAATGTATTAATACGTTCAGTATCCAGTGCTGCTTGACGTGAACTAGCAAAATTAAGTGGAGGATTAAACTTAATTTCAAATAGACTAGCATCAATGTTTACACCACGTGTATACATGTACATCTTAAATTCTTCGTCAAAAACTGATGTTAGTAACGATTGTAGTCTTTCGCAATACTTGTTAAATCGTAATTCTTGAATATATGCTGTGCCAACGCGACCGTCATTATATGATGCTTGGCTATCATCTGCACCTGTTGGCAGATAGCTTGATGGGATACGTAAACCGCGGAATAACTTGTTAGTAAAATACTTTAAATCGTCAATTTCACCAAGATTTGTCCCTCCAGGCAAGGTCTCAACTTTGGATCCTCGTCCCTCTGCGGTCTGTGGGAAAAAATAATCTTCGTTAATTGACAGCGGATTGTACGCACTATCAATAACATTTTGTCCGCCGCCTGTTTGGCTTGGAATACGACGTTGATGGATTTCATTTTTTACCCTTTCAACAAAGGCCATAGCCATATGACTAGGCATGTTGCCTACGTCAATATGGAATACTCTGCGCTCTGGAGCACGTTGTATACGATAGATTAGAATAGCATCTTCAAGCAATTCTTTTTGCTTGTAGACTTTAAAAATGTTTTCTAGTAAGCTGTTACCAAAAGGAAAGTTGTTGTCTAACCCCTCAGACAAACTGAGATGTATAACATGATCAGCATTTATAGCATATTCAGTTTCGGTAGTGCCAAATCGACTAGAGTTAGCAGCGGGATATGCGTTGCTCTTTGGCATTTGTCCGCCAACTGCACCGTAGCCTCCCGAGCCTCCCATACCACCGGTTCCCTGTCTAGGATTAATATTAGGTGTTATTTGTGTTGCTACTAGATGTTCAAAATTTGGTGCAAGATCTTTAATTATATATTGCTCGGGTCGTTTACCTTCGCTTTCGTTTACAATAATTTTTACAATTTTGCTAGGATCAACATAACTCCATTTTTGATTTTCTGGATCACGAATAAAGAATGCATCACCATATTTGAATACATTACGTAGAATTCTAAATATCCGTGTGTCAAATTTTTGCAGCTTACACCATTGTTGTAGATATTCACCTAGTATTTTAATTTCTGTATTAGTTGCTCGATGTCTCCATTGTACACTAAATGGAGTTTTACCGTCTTTTAGTTTTTGTGTGGTAAATTCTGCTAGAATATCTAGTGCAGCATTTACTTCTGGATCGCTGTCCATCACTTCGTATTGTTGATATCTTTCAATACGATTTGGACTACCTGTATAAACATCAGGCAAGTAGCTTGAATAGTTTGACTTTGCAGGGCCTACTTTATTTCCAGAGTTCATTCCAGATATTGGACTCAATTGAGTTCCAATTGGTGCAGGAGTAAAATATTTTTTCCAACTCATTTAAATTTAACCTTTTGTTATCTCACAGATATGTTTGGATCTAAACGTCTAGTTGCCCTAACCTGCCTTTCTGTTACACCAACCAATTCTGATAGTTGACCTACTACAGAAGATCCCATAGTTGTATTTAATTGATTTAATAGTTCTTTGAGTTCATCTAGAGCAACGTTGTTAATAGGATTTTCTGCTGGAGTAGCTGGCTGAACTGTAGTTGGTTCAACTCTTCTTCTAGCTTCTTCTTGTCTTTGGTTTTCGTATCTAGCCTGTTGAATTTCTGTAGGAATTATCCTTACCAGATCTCTAGTTTGATTTTGTCCAATTGTAGGAATAATAGTTGTTAGGTCAGACATTCCTCTATTAAACGCATCGGCAATTGTTGGCATCACACGCTGGAACTCAACAAATGCTGTGTTAATAGTATCGTCAAAGTTAGTTTCTACGGTAGGTTGAACTTCGAGCTTGTTTTCTTTCATTGATGCAGCTATAGACTCAACGGTTGATGATAGTTTTTCTCCTAGTGTGTCAATTGATTGTCTATCAAATGTTACAGTATTTGGTATATTTGCAGGAGATATTTTTGTTTGTATATCTTTAAACATGTCTGTAAACAAATTAATATAAGTCATATCAGATTTGTCGCCTGGTGATACTGCTGTTTCTAAAGAACTAGCAATATTACGCATAGCATCTAGACTACTTCCTGCAGAATTTCTAGCAAAATTCATTAATTGTTCGTCAGTGAACACAGTTTCTTTATCTTTAAGTTGAACAATTGGGTTTCCGACTTCTCGCAATCGTCCTGTTTCTCCTATTGTACCACCGTGACGAGGTGGTACATCGGGTGCAGATGCTCTAGCGGCCTGTTTTAATAAGTCGAGCATTGCATCGCCAAACCCTTGGGCAACCATTTTGCCCATAGTGAACGCTTCTTGTAGCACAGTACTTCCTAGATCAACACCCGATGTTTTAAGAAAGCTGGTAATTTCAGTTGTAATTTCTTTTAGTTTTCCGCTGATATCCTCTGGCTTTAATGTTCCGTCTTTTATCTTTTTCATTACATCGTCAAATTTGTCACCAAATCTGTCAGCGAACGGTTTGCCTCCTACTTCTTTGACATTTTGCAGAATATCTAAAGCCTTAGCAACTGTGTCAGTCTTGCCTAGTGCTGTGTTACCTGCATCGATCATCCTTGATAAAACTGTTTGTGCGTCTGCTAGTCTAGCTTGAGTTCTTAAAAAGAGTTCTGTTGTTTGGGCGCCTGCTATAGCTTGCCCTGAGCGATTTTGTCCTTGTGCATAGTTTTCAGCTTGAATCCTTAGATTATTAAGTGCTTCTCTCTGATCAATGTGTCGTTTTTCAACTTCTAAAACTCTTGCTTGCTCAGCAGCAATTGCATCTCTTAAACCTTGGCTTTTAATAAACGTTTCGCCAAGAACCTCAAACGCGGCGCCTTGATTTTTTGCAATATTAGTTAAGTTAGGATCTGATTCCATTCGTTTTGCTACATTTGCTAGTGCATTTGTAACTGCATCTTGAGCTTCTTTTATCTTATCTTTGTCACCTGTTCGAGATGCTTCTTTTAGTTGAGTCATCACTGTACGCAATTCGCTACCGATATCACCGCCTAACGCTGATACTAAGTCTATTGATTTTTGTGTAAGCCTGCCACCTAAGAACATATCTCTTACAAGGTCTTCCATAGGTTTGCCAAATTGTCTAAATTGATTGGCTGCAATATCGTACTGTGCTTTTATGTTAGCGTTTCCGTTCTTTTGTTCCTGGAGTAATGTTGCCTGCAACCTTGCATCCTGTTGTCTTTCAAATACTGCATCTTGCTGTGCTTTTCTGCTTAATCCGGATATCTGTGCAACTTTATCCATTTCTGTTGCTAGGTTATAGGCTGCTTCTTGTGCTGCTTTGTTAGCTGCGCTACCTTCTGCATACATACGTCTATTACCAGTATTGGCCAAGGCAAGCACTTCGTTATACTCTTTTACGGTAAATCCAGCTTTCATCAACTGGTCGCCAAAATTTGTACCAAATTCGTAACTTAGTTGATTAAATTTTCTAGCACTATCGCTCATAATACCGCCAAATGCGGTAAATCCTTGCGATGCTCTAGATAGTACTTGTGAATATTCCTCAACTGACAGTCTAGTAGTTCCAATACTACTACGTAATGCTACCGCATCAGAACCAAAATTTATACCAAGGTTACTGGCATTTCTCCACACATCTATTGTGTCGCCAACAGCTTTAACCATTCCTGACACGCCAGATGTAAACAAGGTAACTACACCAGGCAGCTCAGGTAGTTTCATTCCCGTAGCTGGACCATTAGGTGTTTGCGGGCCCCCTAGATTAATTCGACTAGTAACCATAGCCGAAGCCATGGCTTTTTTCATTGAGTCTTCAAATTCTTGCGGAGTCATGGTAGGTAAAGTCATAAAAAAAATCCAGAAAATATGCGTATATAAATACGATTATATAATATTTATCCGGAGAAAATAATGGCTGAAAACCCTTTAAAGAAGTTTTTTAGACAACCTAAGGTCTTTGTAACCTTGCCTAGTGGAGGCATTTTTAACAAACCCGGGAGTCTATCTGGTTCTCCTGAAAATATGCCTGTTTACGGAATGACTGGCATGGACGAAATTATTATTAAAACTCCGGATGCATTACTCAGCGGTGAAAGCACTGTGCGAGTTGTTCAAAGCTGTTGTCCAAATATTGTTGACGGCTGGGATATTAACAATCTAGACATTGATGCAATTTTAGTTGCTATTAGGATTGCTACCTACGGTAATACTATGCCGGTTGTTCATGTTTGTTCTAACTGTAAAACTGACAATAACTACGACATTAACCTTAGCACTTATTTAGAACATTTTACACAATGTTCGTTTGACTCAGATGTAGTTGTAGGCGATCTTAAAATTAAAATTAAACCTTTAACTTATAAACAAGCAACAGAGTTTAACTTAGAAAATTTTGCTCTACAAAAACGATTAAATCAAATAGTTGAACTAACCACAGGCGACGAGCGTACTACACTAATGACTGACATTTTTAACGAACTAGGTCTTTTACAAAATAAAATTACAGTTTCTAGTATTCAGCAAGTTGAAACACCTACCGGAGTAGTTACTGAATATAGTTTTATTAAAGAGTGGTTAGATAACTGTGACAAAACTATTTTTGATGCTATCAAAGAAACAATTAATAAAAACAGTGATGCATGGCGTGTTCCAGATCAAAAAATTAAGTGTGATAGTTGCGGACACGAAGACGCTATTGCTGTTGAATTGGATCAAGCAAATTTTTTCGCAGGCGCCTAACAAGACTCTCTAACGAAGAAATTGAAGAATATCTTGTTAGGCTAGATCGAGAAGTATTAGACTTTAAAACAGACTTGTTTAGAATAAGTTGGTTTATGCGTGGTGGTGTTAATATCAACGACCTATTCCATACTTACTCTGCTGAGGATATTGAAATTTTAAGTAAAATAATTAAAGAAAATATTGAAACTACTAAAGCTACACAAATGAATATTCTTTAATTATCGAGAACTTGGCCCTAGTCCATCTCCCCATTTCTTACCGGGAGTTTGACTCCAATCGTCAGCTTTAGACGATGTAGAATCAATATCTTGTTTGGCATTAGGATCTTGACGGTCAGGTGTGCCAGAATTGTTAGATGTACTAGATCCTGAACTAGACTTGCCCATTAGCCATGTAGCTAATTTTTCAGTTGCATTGAATCCAACTCCAACACCAAATACTAGAATTCCTAAATTTTCAGTAAGTACATCTTGGCCTGCTGGGGTTAAAAAGAAAGAATAAGCAGCCGCGGCACCCGTTGTTGTTCCAATTGCTCTTGTAATTACAGCCGCGGACTTAGCGCCTGAGGCATTTAGTAGCCACGGAAGTCTTCCTAGTACCCAGTTTACTCCAACCTTCTGGCCAAGTTTAAGAGCAATTTTAGGTGCAATAATTCTTGTGATCATAGCACCACGTAGTTCTGTTAGTTTTTCTTGATACTGTGCAGCTGTCATGTTGCCTTTTTTATATTCACTGTCTAGAGCCGGTTTAGCTACACCCCAATACCAAGCAACATTACCAATAATGTTAGCCCATCCCATCCAGCTGATTAATTCTTTTGAATAGTGCCCAAGTACTTTGGCCTTAAGACTGGCAGATAATTCTTTTTCTGCTTGAGCTAGTAGTTTGTCGTCAACACGCTTTTCCAACTTGGCCCACATGGACAACTCAGGAGTAACTTTTTCAGCAGCAACTGCTAGATCAGCAGCTCCCCTTTCTGCGCCAGCCATAGCTCGTTGTGCAGGTGTTGAAGATCTTCCGGCGCCTTTTTCAAAGCCACGCATAAATGCATCAAACACGCCTTCATTAGTAATTACGTCAAGGATTTTCATTATAGTATTCTCTTACAGAATATTTATGCTCTTTCTAGATCGTCTACGCCGATCTGTTCTTCGCTATCGCTCGAACTTATCTCTTTTCTTTAATTATGAAAGTATTATAAACGCGAAGCGTTTAAAGATATTATCTAGATTGTGTAGTCACACTTAGCCCTTGCGGGCTAAAAAATGAACATTATCTGAGTTGAGCAGTTCACTTAGCGTTAACACTACAAGCATTTAGCTAGCTTAGGCGGTTATCCGGTACCTAATCATGTCGTCTTATACAACGGCGGGTCTGTACACATACGCTAACACGCATACAGCCGTGGGTTTTTCACCCTCTTTTAGCCTATTTAAAATTCTTTTTAAACAGCAAAACCAGTTGTATGTAGGCATATCTGATCATCGTCCTGTAAAGGATAGTTGCTGAGTACTCTTAACGGCGAGAGATTTCCTTACCCTGCGACATCACCAGGGATTTGAGCGCACGAATTTAGCCTGCGCTAGCTTAGACCGTTTGTTTTGCCTGTAGTTGTTCTTGTAGGCGTTGCCTTAGGATATTTGACCCGCCAACTCTAACATTAATAATACCGTTATAGTATTCGTCTGTTTCGAGTACACGACGTTCAAACTGTTCTCTTGCCTCTAGATAGGACATTTCTGCCTTGGATTTGCAAAGATAAAGTATTTCTCGTTGGAAGTTTTCCGGACCTAGTTCTGTGACGTCTGCCTGTAGTCTATCACTTGATCCCCAGTAGTCGCGCCAATCGCTTTCTACTGTAGATCTACGTTTAAGTTTTTTGCCTTTGAGTGGTGGTTTCGTGCGTTTAAACTGTGCTAGTTTTTTGCCTATGTATTTTTGTCCGGTTTTTAGATTTGTGATGAGATACACAAAGCCGATACAGCCTTCGGGTATTTCTTCAACTAAACGATTTTGATAGTGCCACGTCATGTAATATATACCTGACTACTGAGCACCACCACCCTTCTTTTGAGCCTGTCTGCGAGCCTCTTTAGCTGCTAATTCTTTTTCTTTTTCCACTGACCAATCACGAATAACCACACGCCTACGTGAACATATTCGCCTAATTTCACTTAGGCTCTTACGGAGACGTACAGCAGATGCTTTGGTCCCCTCGTTGATCCACTGTTGGTTTAGTTCAAAATAACGCCTAAACTCAGCTAGCAGCTCAGCATGTAGTTGTTCATCTTGATTGGGTAGCATTTAATAATTTTTCCGCCTCTGTGTCTACAACCCGCTGTCTAAGCTCGGTAGTAGAAAATGTGTGTTGCCTTTTGTTAAAATAAAAATCTATGCCTTTGTTTAGACACTCTACCTTGCCAGTGAAGTGTCGATTTTCGTATTCCTCACCTAAAATCCTAATGTTTATAGGATATGCAAGAAATATGTCAACTAATTCTTTTTCTGTAGAGTAAGGTATTATTTCATCTACATACTTGCAGGCTTCAAGCTGCACATATCTTTCAAACATACTTTGTACAGGTTTGTTTTTAGTACTAGGGCGATCAATAGTGGGATCTGTTTGCAGTCCCACTATCAGTCGATCACAAACAGTTCGTGCTTCTTTGAGCATGATAATATGCCCTGCATGAAACAGATCAAATGTTGAACAGGTAAATCCTATGATCATTTTGTTTGACTCATGATAAACTCAGCGTGGTCTCCGTTGATCGGAGCACCTTGATAAACTAGATGATCGTGCATGGCCATCATAGCATTGGCAAACCAAGCTAGCATAATATCATCCTCAATATTACAATGGGGGTGAGTTTCTCTAAAGAAGTTAGTCCACGCCTGAGCATCAGGATTTGAATGTATGGTCATGTCATAGTTGTTCATTCTGTAACCTCTAAATCTGTAGCATACGATGTAAAGCCGTTTTCTTTGATAACTTTCAGCACATTGTTCACGCGACCAATTAGTTCGTCTTTGTGTGAAATTAAGTAGATGTTCTTCTTGCGCTCTCGACTCATCTTCTTAAGAACACTTAGCGCACTTTCAACACCTGACGCATCTAATCCGTTGTCAATTAGTTCGTCTACAAACAATAGATTAATGTTTTGATATAGACTTTCCCAAACATCACGGAACGCCCAGGACAAGCCTAAGATCAAGCGATTACGCTCTCCCCTACTTAGATTATCAAAGTCTATGTCTTGACCTAGCTGTGTAATCTCAACATTAAGATCGTTTTGGAACGTAACACTATGCGGTAAGCCCATGCGATCCAGGTAATAAGTTAGTCTATTGTTTAGATAGGCTAGATTTTGATCAATGATCTTTTTGCGTATAAAGCTGTCTTTACTGGTCAATAACTTGAGTAAGAACTCCTGATGTTCTTTAAGTGTAGACAGCTCGTTGACAGCATCCCAAGTAATTTCCTGTAGGGCAGTATTGGTTAATTCGTCAATCTGCTCTTGATAAGGGTCAGTTTCTCCGGCTCTTATAGCCAGCTGTTGTTCAAGAGTTTTGAGATTATTTTGGTGTTTTAACGCCTCTTCTACTGTGTCGTAGTAAGTGTTTGGCCTACCATTGATCTCGCCAATGCCGTCAATTTCTGTTCGGATTTTATCTAAATCCCCAGTAACCTTAGCTAGATATTTTTTTGCTTCATCTAGGTTTCCCTGCGCTGTAGACGTCATTTCGCCGTGTTTATGGTCATGCAACTCCTGTTCACAAGCATGGCACCGCTTATTCGCTAACTTCATAAGCTCGCTGTCGTACTTCGTGACGCTTCGCTCTGCTTGCGCTATCGCGCTTTCTAACGTAGCACGTTCCTTATTCAAGGACCGCAGTCTTGCAGACTGTTCGTTGTAGATTTTTAGCGCGGCATGCGTTGCAATTTCTGCTTCAATGTCTACATTTTCAAGCTCGATAATTGCCCTAGCAATTTTTTCAAGATCAACTTCTTTTTGCTTGTTCCAAACGGTTTGTTTGGTAATTAAACTGTCGATGCTTTTTTGTATGCTTTCATTTGATCGTTTTGTTGCTTCAATTTTAGCTGTTTCTTGAGCAATATCTTCTTTGGTTTGTCTAATAAACTCTTTTAGTTTTTCTGATTTTTCACTGAGTATAGTAATACCTAATAGCTGTTCGATAATTGCTCTTTGATCGTTTGCTTTCATAGAAAGAAACGGTTCGGTGTAAGTGTTTAACGCTACTACATGTTTAAACATATCGTGACTCATACCTAGCAATTCGTCTAGGTCTTTTTGTGTTTCACGCATATCGCCCTGGGCGTCGTCTGTTTCTTCAGATTCTTGTTCAATATCGTTTACATAAAACTGTAGTATGTTAGGTTTACGTCCTCGCTCAATACGATAAGTTTGGCTATCTTTCTCAAACGAAAGTGTAACTAACATATTTTTATTATTAATCTTGTTGATTAAGTTATCTTTTTTAATGTTAGTTAATGCTGTACCAAATAATGCATAGCTAAGGGCATTTACAATAGTAGTTTTACCAGTACCGTTACGACTACCGCTGTCGTCGCCCCCCATGTCTAAATTTTCTCCGAGAACAAGGGTAAGATGTGTTTTTTCAAAATCTACAGCTTGGGTTTGATTACCCACGCTCATAAAGTTTTTGACTGTAAGTTCTTTTATTTTTATCATAGGCTGTTATAAATCGCCAGTAGCGTATTTTTATTATACGTGTCGCTTTCAATATTCACAAGCTGACTGGACACAATTTGATCAACACTTTCAAAAGATTGGATGTCAATGTTAGTATCAATTTCAGCAGCTTTCTTTTCTGCAATTAACGTAAGCTCTCGAATCTCGTACTGAGACATAAAGTTTTCTTTGATGAAACTAGCTTCTTCGTAGGTAATATCGATATCTAAAGTTACTCGAAGATGTTGTTTTGGTAAAATAAGAGAATCAGCTTCATCAATTAACCTACTCAGATTAACGGTGCGGAAAGTTGGTTGCCCTGGCCAGCTATGGTATTCGGGCTTACCGCCCCACTCTAAAATCATCATGCCGCGTTCGTCATCCCACGCATCTGCATAGTTGTGTGGAAATGCATTGCCAATATAAATCATATTGCTTTTTTGCTGACGCTTGTGAAAATGTCCACTAAAACCTAACTCGTAATTTTTAAAACTATCTAAGTTAATTTCTCCATGGTCCGGCATTTGTACCATAGCGTTCATAAAGAAGTTAGGCAATTCAAAGTGTCCAAAGATGTACTTGCCACCTTTTTTGCCCACAGTCTTCCATTCGTCTCCTACAAGCCATGGACACATAGTTACATCACCAACAGTCATTGGTTTATGTACAATAGTAATACCGGGGATGTACTTGCCAAACTCTACAGAGTGGATATCACGCTTATCTTTATAGTAAAGATCATGATTACCACATAGTAGTGATATTAAGACTATTGCGGTTGTGATGCCAGTCGCCCATAAAAATACCTGTGTCACAGCCTTCCTCCTTAGCTTTTGCAATATACCAATCTACAAAGTCTTCACAGTCTTGATTATGCACTTGACTGTTAGACTTTAGCCCAAAGTGGATGTCTGTAAAACAGGCAACCTTTTTAAACAAATTACTCATGTGTGTCCTCGTTGTGACGTTTTAGTGCAGCTTCGTGCTCGCCTTGCCCTGTACGTGAATAGCTTGGATTCATGCCGTTCATTTCTAAGATATCGTCTCTAATGTTTTGATTACGTTTCTCAATGTTGATAACTCTAACGAATGAATTAGTAACAGCAGCAGTAAAGTAAGCAAAAGGATTATCTGATTTACTTTCATCAAATTGTAGTCCTATTTGTGTTAGTTGAAGAATAGCTTGGCCCTTCATTTCATCATTATAGGTGTAGCCTCGAACGTTGCCCCTAGTAGCGTACCTCTCACAAAGTTTAATCATCATCCGGGCAAGTGTTGGGCTAATTTGTCCAGCATCTTTATCAAACTTTCCTTTTTCTAAGTCCCCACGCCAATGACTTTTACCAACACAAATTAGTTCGTCTTCTTCATTAAATTTCCAATGTTGGAACGGTGGAAAGTTAACTTTATCTCGTCCATCAGCCGCACTTTTTGGATTTTTTTTGCGAGTAGTGTTTACAGGTATATGATCATATGTCATAATTCTAAAAACAATATCGGTCTTTGCTATCTTTTTATAATCAACTTCGCAATCTGCTTGTTTAACTTTTTCACCGGCAGCTTTGCGTTTAGCATATTCTTCGTCGCCCATTCGTTTTGCACGATTTCTTTTGGCTTCTGCTACAGTACGTATGTTAATTTTTTCAACATTTGGTAAAATAATGTCGTACTGATGGTATTCTGGCTTGGTAAAAATACAATATGAACTTTTGCTTCTATGTATTTCAGCTAGCATATCCTTATTATTAAGGTAATTCGTTTTAGTTGTCATTAATCACATCTCCGGATAATAATATTATAATATACGCACATTAAAAAGTCAAATAAATATATTACCAAAAGGAAAAAACATATGGCACTATTTGACAACGGCCCTGGTCTAGCAACTCAGGTTTCAGTAGCAACAAACGCTGCATCATCAATAATGAATCTTGCTCAAGGCGCAGCTGCTTTTAAAACAGCAGCCCGGGCAGGAAATTTACAATCTCTAGTTAGCGGATCAGCTGATGTACTAAGTGCTGTTGCTATGTTTTCTAACATAGTAAATCCAAACGATTGGAGAGTTTCGTTAAGTATTCCAAATTGGATTAGCTTTATACAAAGCCCAGTGTTAAAGCCATTGAAAGATGCTGGCGCAATGGTATTTCCTTACACTCCTGAAGTTACGTTAGCTAGCAATGCAAAGTATTCCCCAATTGCTACCACGCATAATAATTATCCGTTCCAAGCCTACGAAGGAAGTAATCCCGGAACAATAACAATTACAGCACCGTTCTACGTTGAAGACCAAGAGCAAGCATTGTATTGGATAGCCGCTTTACATTATTTCCGTAGTGTGACAAAAATGTTTGCTGGAACAGATATTAAGGCAGGTAATCCTCCGCCCATTGTTATGCTAAACGGTTACGGAAGTTATGTTTTTAAAAATATACCAGTGGCTGTTACACAATTTCAAACTACTTTGCCTAAAGATTGTGATTACATCAGTTGTAATACTGTTGGAAGTGCTTTAGGCGCCGTTGCTGGTATTTTTGAAGCAGGTGAAGATGTACTCAATGCATTTGGTCTAACAGCACCCGGCCTAGGTGGTTTAGGGTCGCTGACAGCAACTATAGGAAGTTTAGGTGTCGGGGGTTCTACATCAGCAGGCAAGGCATTTGTCCCAACTAAAAGTACTTTTACTGTTACATTGCAACCAATGTACAGTAGAACATCAGTAAGAAGATTTAGCCTTGAACGATTTGTTACTGGTGGCTATGTTTCAAACCCATTTGGATATGTATAATGAAAGCTAATTACAATAACAGTAGTCCTTGGTATACTACTCAGATAAGACAAGATTATCTTGACATACTAGCAATTCGTCCGGTAAGTGCTGAACCAGATGACTATCTATATACAATTGAATCTCAATACCAGTACAGACCAGACTTGTTAGCCTACGACTTGTATCAAGATCCTGCCCTATGGTGGGTGTTTACTCAACGGAATCTCGATGTTCTCCAAGATCCAATTTTAGATTTTAAGACAGGGACACAAATTTATGTTCCAAAACCGGCAAGTTTAAAAAATATACTAGGAATATAATGTCAGAAAACGGAGCAACATCAGCATCACAAGCAGCGAATGCTGTAAATTTTGTACAAACTGGTTCAGCGGCCCTCGGCGGAATAGTTGATGCATTTACAGGTTCATTTAATGCAGCCAGCGCAGCAATTGGAAACATATTTACTTCGTTGGGATCGGGAGTACAGCCTTCGGGCTTTACTTTGCCCTTGAATAATCCTTTGCATAGTTATGCATCTTACAGTTATGTTATTAGCCTGTATTGTTTAGACACAGAAGAGCATAATTTTCCTGATACTAGTTACATTGCTGGAAAATTTAAAACTCCAGCGATATTAAAAACAGCCAGCTCAGATCCAAATAACAGAATAAAAACATCAGCTGGAAAATACGATTTTCATATTGACAATCTAGTTCTTAACGGTTACTATGGATTTGAAAAAGGTACAGGCCTAACTAACACAATGAATTTTGAGTTCACGGTTATTGAACCTTATAGCATGGGCCAGTTTATGATTGCAGTCCAACAGGCTGCTTACCAAGCAGGATATAAAAATTTCAACGGCGCTCCTTATCTGTTAGTAATTGAATTCTTTGGCATGGACCAAGCAGGCATTCCTAAAAAAGTACCTAAGACAACAAAGTATTTGCCTTTTAATTTTAATAACATGAGTATGAAAGTAAATGGTGCAGGCAGCATTTATACTTGTACTACGATTCCAACAAATGCATCGTCTACAACAGATGCTGTTAGACTTACTAAATCAGATCATACAATAAAAGGCAAAACAGTTCAAGAACTACTCCAATCAGGACCACATAGTCTACAAGCAGCTCTAAATAAAAAACAACAAGAACTTAAAACAGAAGGAAAAGTTGCTGTACCTGATGAGTATGTTATTATTTTTCCTACTAGTTTAGCATCGTCGCCTGCTGCAGGAGCCGACGATCAAGCAGGTTCTGCTTTATCTTCAACCGGAAAAGTTACGGGTGCAACAGATGATGTGCCTAATTCAATAAATGATCCTCAACTATTTTCTAAATTAGGAATTAGCAGAAGTCAAATTAATAAAACTTTAGTTCAAGCAGATGGTGATTGCAATGCTATAGGCAAAGCCCCAATGGGACACGACGCCTCAAGAGCTAAACGCCCGTCGATGGCAAACGATGACCAAACTTTTAATGCAAATTCAGGCACACCAGACAAAAGCCAAATTAAAACTACACCAGAACTTGTTGATTATACTTTTAGAAATGGCAGCGATGTATTAAAAATTATTAATGAAGTTATTGTAAAAAGCGGTTACGCTCAAATTGCGCTTGATAAAGATCAAGTTGATAGCAACGGCATGCGCCCAATGTGGAGAGTGGATGTACAAACTTTTGGAATTAAAACAGAAGCAAATATGAAACAAACTGGAGATTATCCTAAGTTACACGTTTATCGAGTTGTACCTTATAGAATGCACTCTAGTAAGTTGCTTCTTCCTGGAGCCGGTGCCCCTAATACAGAAACGTTAAAGACTCAAGCGGTAAAAGTCTATAATTACATCTACACTGGCAACAACAGAGATATTATAAAGTTTGATTTTGAAATTGCAAATGCTTTTTATGCGTTATTTGCAGTTAGTGATATTACAATTGGTGATGAGAGAGATAGAGAAAATAGAAATTCTGCTGGTAATGTTCCTGAAGATGTTGCTCTTAAAAATCCGCAAGGTGGCCCTAATCCGGGATTAGGATTTTTACCAAGAATGGCTAAGTTTGTTGGTATACAGTCAACCCTTGACGCTCAAGGAGGATCAATAGGTGATACTCAAGCTACTAGAGCAATGAAACTTTTTCTTGATGCACTAAAAGCAGATACAGACATGTTAAACATTACAATGGAAATAGTTGGAGATCCTTACTATATTGCCAACAGCGGCCTAGGAAACTATTCTGCATCTCCGTCAACAAATATTAATATTCATGCAGACGGCAGCATTAGTTACCAAAACGGTGAAGTTGATATTGTAATTTATTTTAGAAGCCCTGTTGACATAAATCAAACTACTGGATTGTATGATTTTACAAGAAACACTAACCTATCAACTATGTTTAGTGGTCTATATAAACTAACAAGCATTACAAGTTCTTTTAAAGCAGGAAAATTTACACAAACACTTCAAGGATACCGTCGCCCAGGACAAGAAATAACAGATTCTAAATCAAAAGATAATCTGTTATCATCACAAGTGGAAAAACAAAAACCTGCTGAAGCAGCTGGTTAACAAGGGAAGCTATGTCAGCACAAGATCAAAATACCGGCGACAAACCAATACTACCTGCGTTTCCGTGTTTAGCTAGAGTAGTTAGCTACGCAGATTCAACATTTATGGGGCGCCTTGAAGTAATGCTTCTTAGGCAAGGCCCTGGCAACACAGAATCAACTACACAAGTAGTACAAGTTGATATGATTAGTCCATTTTGGGGTAATACCGGAAGAAAATTTGTTACGGCAGACCCAGATGATTACAATAGTACTCAAAAGTCTTACGGTATGTGGTTTATACCGCCGGACTACGGTTCTACAGTTGTAGTAATTTTCTTAAACGGTGATCCGTCGAGGGGGTATTGGCTTGGTGGCGTCCCTAGCGAGCATATGAATTTTAGTGTACCTGGACTAGCCGCAACAGAATTTGTAGTAGAACAAGACGGAGAAAAAGACAACAAAGGCAACGCACCTAGATTGCCAGTAGCCGAGTTTAACAAAGAAGTTAACAATCCAGAATTTAAAGTTGGCGATGAAACTAAAACAAAAAAACCAAAGCATCCTTTTGCTGATATACTAACAGAGCAAGGGCTAGTTCTCGATGATATTCGAGGAATTACAACTAGTAGTGCAAGACGAGAAGCACCAAGCCAAGTATTCGGAGTATCAACACCGGGCCCAGTAGACTATAAAGACGGTGCAACACGAGGTCCGGTAGGAAAAGAAGAAAGCGAGTATCCAAATGCATTTGTAAGTCGGCTCGGCGGCAGCACATTTGTTATGGATGACGGCGATACTACGTTTAGGAGAAGGAAAAAAGCATTTGAAGGCCCTCCAGATTATGCTGCAATTCTAAACAAAGAATTTGACGGCCTTCCAGATGTCCCTCATAACGAATTAATTAGACTGAGAACAAGAACCGGGCATCAAATTTTATTACATAATTCGGAAGATTTAATTTATATTGGCAATGCCAGAGGTACTAGTTGGATAGAATTGTCCAGCGACGGAAAGATAGACATCTATGCAGAAGACAGCATTAGTGTACACACTAAACAAGATATTAATTTCTTAGCAGACCGAGATATTAACTTTGAAGCAAAACGAAATTTTAATATTAAAGTTGGCGAAGAGATGCATACTCATGTTATTAAAAATCAATTGTTAGTAGTAGACGGTGAGCAACAAACTAAAATTAAAGAAAATGCAAGTTTTACCTATGAAAGCGATTATTTGTCTAGTGCAATAAACTACCATGTTACTTCATCTAAAAATTATAATTTAAAAGTTGATGCAGATTTTAATCTTAAGGTAAAAGTCAACGGACAAATTGAAACTACTGGCAACTTAAATATTTTAACCACCGGTAATAATTTTATACAAGCAACTAAGAGCACAGAAATCACGTCAGAGTTTAACAGACTTTATGCAAAAAAGATTAATCATATTAATGCTGATAGTCAAGTAAGAATTACTGCAAATAACGGCGCAGGTAAAGTGTGGATAAACTCGTCGGCAGAAGCAGAAAAGCAAACAATTGTTCCAAAAGTAGCAACAGTAGCTACAGAAATTGCCGACGAAGACGTTCCAAAGATATTAAAAACTTTTAGCCTACCAGATGAAACTGGAGAAGAGTTGACACAAGCAATTGTAACTAGAGTTCCAACCCACGAGCCTTGGCCACATCATGAAAATTTAGATCCCTTAACTTTTAAAGCTGAAGAATTAGATAGGGACTCTAAGGGCAGGTATGAAGAAAACGACGAGTCGTTAGTTACTCCGCCTGACAGTTGGAAATCTTACACTACAGTTTATGATACATTCAATCCTCCTCCTCCCGAGGAAGAAGAACAATAAGGAGAGACAATATGTCTTCTAATGCTAATTTATACGACAAAATAACCTTAACAGGCAAACCAAAAACTGTTTCTAATATTACACCTAAAACATATAAAGGTTTTAGCACAGTTAATACATCAACAGAGAATTTTGGATTGTTTGATTTTGAATTAATCAAACAAGATCTTATTAATATGTTTAATATCCGCATGGGCGAGCGTCTGATGCAACCTGAGTTTGGTACTATTATATGGGACCTATTATACGAACCTATGACAGATGAAGTTAAGTATGCAATTCAAGAAAATGTTAATACAATTATAAATTACGACCCCCGAATAAGAGCAGAGCAGGTAATTGTAACACCGTATGAAAGCGGAATACAAATAGAATGTGTGCTATCATATTTGCCCTATAACATACAACAATCATTGCAAATTAGATTTGACCAAGAAAACGGATTGTTGATGGCATAATATATGCACTTAATTGTATTCGATAAATATTGATATAATAGGATAAATCATGAGTGTTACCAATAGACAGAATAGATTACTAGTTACACAAGACTGGAAAAAAGTTTATCAATCTTTTAAAAACGCAGATTTTCAAAGCTACGATTTTGAAAATTTACGTCGTACAATGATTGATTATATTCGAACTAACTATCCTGAAGATTTCAACGACTATATTGAGTCAAGTGAATATCTTGCACTTATTGATTTAATTGCTTTTTTAGGGCAAAGTATTGCATTTAGAGTTGATCTAAATGCTCGCGAAAACTTTTTAGAATTAGCAGAACGTCGTGACAGTGTATTACGCCTAGCACGGATGATTAGTTATAATGCTAAACGCAATATTCCAAGCCAAGGACTTTTAAAGTTTACTACAATTTCAACAACTGAGAATGTTATTGACAGCAACGGTAGAAATCTTGCTAATCAAACAGTATCTTGGAACGACCCAAGTAATTCAAACTGGTATGATCAGTTTATTAAAATAATTAATGCCGCACTACCCGGCACTCAACAATTTGGTAATCCAGCAGATAGCGGTAATGTCTACGGCATACCAACAGAACAATATAGATTTCAAAGTTCAAATACTAATGTTCCGATTTATGCTTTTACTAAAATTGTAGATGGACGATCTATGAATTTTGAAATTACTAGTACAGTATTTTCAAATAACGGATACATTTACGAAGAACCACCAAAACTTGGAAACAAATTATCTTTTATATATAGAGATGATGGCCGTGGATTAGGTAGTGCCTCTAGCGGATTCTTTTTAAACTTTACAGAAGGTACTCTGAATACAGGTACTTTTACTATTAATCAACCTAGTAGTAATCAATCTGTTGACATAGATGCACAAAATATTAATAATAACGATGTTTGGTTGTATAGTTTAGACACTATTGGTGCAGAATCAAATTTGTGGACTCAGGTATCTAACTTTAAAGGTAACAACGTAATTTATAATAGTATTAATAAAGATATAAGAAACATTTATTCCGCAATTACTAGAGCAAATGACACTATTAGTTTGCAGTTTAGCGATGGAATATTTGGTGATTTACCTCGAGGCACTTTTAGAACTTATTATAGAACTAGCAACGGATTGCAATATACAATTAATCCAAGAGATATAAGAAATGTTTCTATTAACATAAATTATTTTTCAGCTCAAGGCCAGCAACAAACTTTAACAGTTACTCTTGCACTGTCTTCAAGTGTTTCTACTTCGTCTGTTACGGAGTCAAACGAAAGCATAAAAGCAAATGCACCTGCAAACTACTACACTCAAAGTAGAATGATTACAGGAGAAGACTATAACATTAGTCCGTTAGCTGTAAGTTCTCAAATAGCAAAAATTAAAGCCGTTAACAGATCAAGTAGCGGTGTTAGCAGATATTTTGATCTAGCAGACCCTACTGGCAAATACAGTTCTACAAAATTATTTGCTGATGACGGAATTCTATATACTGAAAACTACAATGGTAGTTTAAGATTTAGTTACAAGAATAAAACTGATATCGAAGGCATCGTATACAATGATGTTTATGATTTATTAAGACGTCCTAATCTAAAACATTTTTATTATTCTAATAATGTAAGTTTAATTACGGCTAGTTTAAATGTTGTGTGGAACATGGTGACACAAGATACTGGCATGTCTACCGGGTATGTTGGAAATTTAACAGATGGAATCATTTATAAAGTTGGATCATTTACTCCAACTGATTTAAAATTTTTAAAACCAAATGCACTTGTTAAATTCAACGCTCCACCTGGTTATTATTTTGATACAAATAAATCTAACAAGCTAGTGTTAGGGTCGTCTGCTGAAAAAGGCGCCTTAACGTCTATTTGGGCAGAAGTTATTAGTGTAGTCGACGACGGAACAGCATCGGGCAAAGGTGTATTAAATTCAGGATTTGGCCCAATAACACTTAATAAGACAGTTCCTAGTAACTCAATTATTAGTGAAGTCATTTCTCCATGGAGAATGTCTATTGAAAGTAGTGTAATTACCACTATGATTGATTTAATCTTCAATAATAAACCGTTTGGTTTGAGATATGACTCTTCAGTCCAACAATGGAAAATTGTATTTGAAACTAATTTAAACACGGTTTCAAATTTTAGCCTAGCCAATGCTGGCGATATTACAGGTAAATCGTTAGATGCAAGTTGGATGTTGTTGTTTACAACGGACAACGAGTTTTATACTATAACCACTCGAGAGCAACAGTATATTTTTGAAAGTGAAAATCAATTAAGATTCTTCCTTGACGATCAATCAGATATCTACGACAGCACTACACGATTAGTTATTAAAGATACGTTATCAGTATTAGGAATCAATTCTCAACCAGACACAAATATGCCTTATACAGTTGATCATATTTGGGAAATAGTGTCAGAGTTTAACGGATTAGATGGATATGTTGATAATAAAAAAATCATTGTAAGTTTTGCCGATTCAGACAATAACAGCGTTGTTGATAACCCTGACTTATTCTTAAATATTGTATCACCGTTAACTAACGTTACTAAAAAATATATTTTACAAGAAAAATATACAATAGCTGAAGGCCAGGATGATTATAGATATGTTTCTAATCACGATGATAAAGTTATTATTTTAGATAGCGAAGGGTCTGTTGGATCAAAACAAAAATACGTTGCAGGCCAACACTTTTATTTTATTGATAAAAAAGTTGTAAAACAATTGAACTCAACAAAAGACGAACTTATTCCTAGTTTAAATTATAAACTTTTTGTTGGAAGAGATAGTTTAAAGTTTCAATATAATCATTATGCAAAGTATGATTCAAGAATTGACCCAGGCGTGAGCAATTTAATTGATGTATTTGTATTAATTAAGAATTACGATATTGCATTTAGACAATGGTTACTCAAACCAACACTCTCTAAACCATTGCCCCCTAGCTCGGCTGAGATATTTGACTCAATTTCACCAGAGTTAAACTTAATAAAATCAATAAGCGATGAAATAATTTATCATCCGGCAAGCTACAAGATACTTTTTGGATCAATGGCCGAGTTAGAATTGCAAGCAAGTTTTAAGGTTGTTAAAAATCCTTCACAGGTCATATCAGATAGCGATATAAAGTTACAAGTTGTTACAGCCATTAACCAATTTTTTAATTTAAGCAATTGGGAATTTGGCGACACATTCTATTTTACAGAGTTAGCTACCTACGTAACTTCTACTCTAGCACCAAACATAGCAAATTTTGTTATTGTTCCTAGAAAAGAAGGTTTAAATTTTGGTAGTCTTTTTGAAGTTAAATCTGCAAGTGATCAGTTGTTTATAAGTGGAGCAACTGTTGACGATGTTGAAGTTGTTACAGGATTAACATCAAGTTCTATTAAAGCAATAACTAGTACACAAGCAGATGCGGTTAACATCACCCAACAAAATGTTACAAGTTCACCCTACGGAGTAATGAATGGCAGATAAAACAAATCCAAATGCAAATTTTGGAAACATAACATCGGCAGACTTTTTGCCAAAGTTTTATCAAACTACGGCAAATAAAAAGTTTTTACAGGCAACAGTAGATCAATTAATTCAACCTGGCACTGTTAAAAAAATTAATGGATACATTGGTCAAGAAAACGCCAAGGCTACCTCCGGAGATGATATTTTTATTAAAGCTGCTAATAGTGTCCGACAGCAGTACCAGCTTGAACCGGGATTTATAGTAACTGACGAATTAGGTAATAATAATTTTTTTAAAGATTATCAAGATTATATTAACCAACTAGGGGTGTTTGGTGGTAATACTAAAGATCATTCTAGATTAAATCAACAAGAGTTTTATTCTTGGGATCCACATATTGATTGGGATAAGTTTGTAAATTTCCAAAATTATTATTGGTTGCCGTACGGACCAGACGCTATAGAAATTTCCGGCCAACAAGAAAAAATTGAAAGTGTTTATAAAGTAAGATTAGAATCACAGTTAAGCAATAATGCTTATATTTTTACTCCTGACGGCTTTGAGAGAAATCCTTCATTAAAACTTTACAAAGGTCAAACTTATATTTTTGAAATTGATAGTCCTAGTAATCCTTTTGTTATTAAAACACACAGGTCTTCAGGTACATTAGACAAATATCTAAGTGATCTTCTTGTTTATAAAACAGCAGACGAAAAAATTACAGAAGCTGTTGAAAGCGGAACTATTACATTTACTGTTCCGTTTGACTGCCCTGATATTTTATTTTATGTTAGCACAACAGATGTGAATGTTGGCGGAGTAATCTATGTAACATCAATTGAAGAAAATACATCAATTAATGTTGAAGAAGAAGTACTAGGTAAAAAGAACTATCATCTTCCTGCCGGATTTAATCTTAGCAACGGCATGAAGGTAAGATTTGTTGGAAATGTTACACCGGAAAAATATAAAGACACTAACTGGTATGTAGAGGGTGTAGGCAATGAGATATCTTTAATTAACGAAAAAGATTTAGATATTGTTGGCAAATATACAGATATAGAGTCTGTGTTATTTGATAGCACCCCATTTGATAGTTTACCTTTTAGCGATGCAACAACATTTGCAGGCCAAAAAGATTATATTGTTATTAATCGTGCAAGCTCTGATAGGAATCCTTGGTCAAGATATAATAGATGGTTTCACAAAGACGTTGTTGAAACTAGTGCTAAAATAAATGGACAAAATACTGCAAACTTGGACCAAGATGCTAGAGCTGTTAGGCCTATTATTGAATTTGAAGCAGGCTTAAAATTATTTAATTTTGGTTTAAATTCCATTTCAAATATTGACCTAATTGACACGTTTACAAAAGACGTTTTTTCAAATATTGAAGGTCAATTGGGGTACAATATTGACGGTGTTCAAATAATTGAAGGACATAGAATTTTATTTGTTGCCGACGAAGATATTTTAGTTAACAACAAAATATATCGAGTTGAATTTTTAACCTACGAAGGCGAAAGAAGAATACACTTGCAAGAAGAAGTTTCTCCTAATATCAACGACGTATTGGTTATTGATGCTGGAGAAATAAATCAAGGGTTGGCCTATTGGTTTAATGGCACATCTTGGGATTTAGCCCAGCAAAAAAATACAGTAAATCAACCTCCTCTATTTGATGTTTTTGATAATAATTTAATTAGCTTTGGTGATGTAACAGAGTATCCAGGATCAACTTTCATTGGTACAAAAATATTTTCTTACAAAATTGGTCTAGGATCTAATGATTTAAAATTAGGATTTCCTTTAACTTATAAAAATATTAGTAACATTGGTGATATTGTATTTGAGTTTAATCTTTCTTGGGATACATTTCAATATAAGACAGACAGTAATCTGGTAACACAAAAAATTGATGTTGGATATTTGTATAAAAAATCTAATTACAGCCACAATTATATTAACGGTTGGCAAACTTGTAAGACAACTACAACACAAGCAGCAATTAGAATATACAAAAATTCTAATATTACAAATAATTTTAAGTTAGACATCTTTGACAATGTTGATCAGCTAGAAGATCTCATAATTAAAGTTTACGTCAACGGAGTTAGATTAGATGGTGCTAAGTGGTCTTTAATTACAAATAATAGTTTTAAAGAAATATTGTTAAATGAAGACATTAAAACATCTGATGTATTGACAATAAAAGCATATACAGCTCAACCTGTAAACAACAATGGGTATTATGAAGTCCCAATAAATTTACAGAACAATCCATTAAATGAACCAGTTCAACTGTTCACATTAGGTGAAGTTATTGATCATGTATCTTCGATAGAAAATAATGTTCCTTTTACTGGACCGTTAAGAGATTTAGGAAATATTACTCAGTACGGAACACGATTTGTACAACACAGTGGGCCATTAAGTTTAGCAATTTACCATTTAACAAATGAGAAAAATAATATTGTAAAAGCAATAGAATTAGCTCGAGACGACTACGGTAAATTTAAACGACAATTTATTTTAATTGCTGACAAGTTTGGAGAAGATATTGATATACCTTCACAGGTAGATAAGATTCTTCAAATTATGAATAAAGACAAGCCTAAAAATAGTCCTTACTATTTTAGCGACATGGTTCCTTTTATTTCTTGTGTTAGCAATGAGTATGAAGTTATTGATTCAAGAATAAAAACATATCCATTAATTAATAATTTTAACCTAGATACTTTATCATCAAGAGCTGTATTAGTATACATTAACGGAACACAAAAACTTGCAAGAAAAGATTACACATTTAATGATCAAGGGTTTATTGTTATCACATCTTCTATTAATGTAGGAGATAAGATTAAAATTTGTGAGTATGAAAATACAAGTGGCTGTTTTATGCCACCTACTCCTACTAAATTAGGTTTGTGGCCTGCCTACGAACCAAAAATTTATCTTGATACTAGTTTAGTAACACCTAGGGTAATGATACAAGGACATGACGGTAGTCAAATTTTAGCTTACGGTGACTATAGGGATGTTTTATTATTAGAGTTAGAAACAAGAATATTTAATAATATTAAAGTTACATACGATACATCTATTTTTGACATATGGGATATTGTTCCCGGATATAATAGAAAAAATAATTATTCTTTAGAAGAATACAACAATGTTCTTGCTCCTTCTTTTTATAAGTGGAGTAGTTTAGTAAATAAAGATTTTACAAAACCTTTAAGTTTTGATAAAACTAATTCTTTAACTTTTAATTATAAAGATAACTTTTCACTTAACGGAACTGATGTTCCAGGATACTGGAGAGGAATTTATAGATGGATGCTAGATACTGATCGTCCAAATATTGCCCCGTGGGAAATGTTAGGATTTTCAATACAGCCAACATGGTGGGAAGATGTATATGGTCCTGCTCCGTACACTAGTGACAATTTAATTCTATGGAACGATTTAGCAGACGGTATTATTAGAGAACCTAACAGTCCTGCTGTTTCAAACAAAAAGTTTCAAAGACCATTTTTAAAAACAAACATTCCTGTTAACGATCAAGGAAACATTATAAGTCCTGCCACTTCAGGATTGGTCAACGGCGTTATTATGCCGTCAATCGTTGACAATTTTGTCTTTGGCGATGTTAGCCCAGTTGAAGCAGCATGGCGCCGTAGTAGTTATTATTCTTTTAGTGTTATATTAGCAGCTATTTTATTACAACCAGCTAAAACATTAGGTTCTTGTTTTGACTTATCAAGAACTAAAAGGAATCTTGCAGGACAGTTAATTTACTCAGACACTGGATTACGTATAGCACCGTCGGACCTTAAAATACCAAACGTCTACACAAGTACTGAACGAACACAAACAGCTGGCTTAATTAATTACATAATTGATTACATCGTAAGCGATAATTTAAGTTTGTACAATGCCTACATTTACGATCTTAAAAATTTGCAGGCAAGACTTACTCACAGAATAGGCGGCTTTACTAGTAAAGAAAAATTTAATTTACTGTTAGACAGTAAAACTCCAACCAGTAAAGGAAGCGTGTTTATACCGCAAGAAGACTATTCAATTATATTGAACAGTTCAAGTCCAATTAAAAAGTTAAGTTATAGTGGTGTTATAATTACAAAATTACCTATTGGGTTTGGCACTGGCTTTGGATTTGAAGTTAAGGGCTACAGCAAAACAACCCCATACTTTATCTATTACCCATATACACAACCTGGTAGTATAGTAAACGTTGGCGGGATATCAGAGGCATTTACAACTTGGTCAACAAATTCTCGCTATGCCGCAGGAAAGATTGTTTCTTATAATAATAATTTTTTTAGATCAAAAGTTTTACATACTACAACAGATGAATTTATCCCAACCTTTTACGAAGTATTAGGATCCCTACCAGTTGTAGGCGGCCAAACAGCGTACATAAGAGATACATGGGATAAAACTAGTCCACAAACTATACCCTATGGTACAACATTTTATACGATTCAAGAAGTAGTTGATTTTCTATTAGGCTACGGAGAATGGCTAAAAGATCAAGGCTTTGTATTTGATGATTTTAATACGGCTATGGAAGCAATAGCTAATTGGGAAACTAGTGCAAAAGAGTTTTTGTTTTGGACTACCCAAAATTGGTCTATAGGCAAGGATAAATGGAAAGAATGGAAACCTAATACATTCATATCTGTGGGGTCAGTAGTTCGATATAATTCAGAGTATTACAGGGCAATTGTTGATGCTCAAGAATCGACAATTTTTGTTGAGCAAAATTATGTTAAATTAGACTACTTAACTGACCTAGGAAGTTCAGTTATTAGTTTAAGTCCTAGTGCAAATAAAATTTCTTTCAAAGCTGAGTTGTCAATTGCAGAAGATATTAGAAATCCTTTTAATCCGTACGAAATCGTTAAGGTAGACGGAACGCCAATTTTACCAGAATTTATAAATTCTTACAGAAAAGAAAATAACATGAGCTACTCGTCGACTAATGGCGACGGAATTTACGGTGCTTCATTTTACTTAATACAAAAAGAACAAGTAGTGGTGTTGAATAACTCTACTATGTTTAATGATACTATCTATAGTACTTCAAGTGGTTATAGACAGCAAAGAATAAAAGCTGCAGGTTATGTAAGCACTAATTGGCAAGGGTCGTTTGACGTGCCAGGATTTATTTTTGATCAAGCATACATACTTCCTTGGGAACCTTGGAAAGATTATGTGCTAGGAGATATTGTTAGATATAAAGAATTTTATTATACTGCCATAACATCTTTGCCAGGAGCTGAAATATTTGATCTTGAAAGTTGGACAAAATTAGACAAAACTCCAAGCCCGGAATTGTTGCCTAATTGGAATTACAAAGCTACACAGTTTACTGATTTTTATAATCTAGACAGCGACAATTTTGATATTAGTCAACAAAAAGTAGCGCAACATTTAATAGGTTATCAAAAGAGACAGTACCTTGAAAATATTATTCAAGACGACGTAAGTGAGTTTAAATTTTATCAAGGAATGATAGGCGAAAAAGGCACTAATAATGCACTTAATAAATTATTTGATGTCTTAAGTGCCAGCAATAAAGAAAGTGTTGATTTTTTTGAAGAATGGGCTTTACGTGTAGGACAGTACGGTGCTAGTCAGTCTTTTGATTCTCTAGAGTTTATTCTGGATGAAAGATTATTTAAAAACAATCCTCAAGGATTTGAACTAGTAAATGAAACTAACTCAAATACTTTTGATTTTATAATTCGCCAAACTCCGGCAGATGTCTATCTTAAACCGTTAGGGTATAATAGTAAACCTTGGAGATTATTAACAAATAATTCTTCTTATTTAAGATCTCCAGGATATGTTAGACCCGACTCTGTTAAACTGTTGTTAAGATCAATTGACGACATAGTTAATGAAGATGTGACAAGTTTTGTTGAAGGCGAGCATGTTTGGTGCGGCTTTGAAGGCGCATCGTGGAATGTTTACAGATACACTGAAACTAATCTACAAGTAACAAATGCTGTTTATAAGACTGATACTAAAGAATTAATAATTACTACAAAAACTAACGTTAATTTAGTTCCGGGTACTTACATTGGAATTAATCAAACTAAAAAAATTAATGGATTTTATAAAATAAATTCTGTTAATAAAGATTCTTTTACAGTCTCAGCAATAATTACACCGGCCCCTGCAAAGTTTGAAGATCAAAAAAGTATCCTTATTTTTAAGTTTGACCCTCAGCGAATATCGTCAATTGACCTAGCAGATGAAGTAACACCGGCGTATCCTAACGCTGGGGAAATAATTTGGACGGACGACGCCGGAAATGGTAAGTGGGCTTCTTGGAAGTATACACCTGTATATGACGAGAATAGAATTGCTAACATTTCCCCTGCATATAATTTGCAAGTTGGAAAACAGGTTGCTATAAATTCGGCCTCAACTATTGCAGCATCTTCTAGCTTAACTGGAACGGTGACAGTTTATGACAGGCCTAATTTACTTTCTCCTTGGATTTTAAGAGACGACATTGATCCACCTTTTATTTCTAATCAACAGTTAGGCGTGGAAACATCTAGATACGAAGGTAGCGTCCTTTCTATAACAAGTGATGCAAGATGGTTAGCAACCGGAACGCCAACAGCAAGTAGAGTTACAACAAAATATTTAGGTAACTGGAACCAATCAACATCTTATCAAGTAGATGATATTGTTTCCTTTAACAACACGTTTTGGAAAGCAATCCAAACATCGTCAGCGACCCAACCGTCTGCAACTGGGACTAAATGGGACGAGATTTATTATATTCCTGTAAATCGTTCTGGAAATAATTCGTCTTTAGTGGGACAGGGTATCATTTCCTTGTACCAAAAAGACAGTAACAACATTTTTACCTTAGTCGATAGTATTGTTAGTCCAGAGCCTAGTGCTAATGAAAACTTTGGTTCTACTATTACTTTTGGAAATAATTGTTTGTTTGTTGGAGCTACTGGCTCAGATAACAGCAGCGGAAAGGTATATCAGTTTAACTACGAAACTATTGTAATGGCGTCGAGTCCTTATAATCCTAGCGGTAGCAACGGTACTAGATTAAAAGTATCATCTACTGTCGGTATATCAGCAGATATGCTAGTTTCTGGTATAGGTTTCAATAAAGGGCAATATGTAGTATTAATTCTTGATTCTACAACACTTCAACTAAGCGACCCGCCAGATCAAACGCCTGACGGTATTTTAAATTTTACTGTTACTAAGTGGAAGTATGTAGGTAAAAAAACCGCAGGATCGCAAGCAAAAATTCAATTTGGCAAATCAATTGCAATTAGCAAAGATTCGTCTACTCTGTTGATTTCAGCACCAGGCACAACCACCTTCTTGACAAACAACACAGTAGATGTTAACGGAATTGTTTTTGTTTATAAAAATATTGGAAATAATATATATGAACAATCTCAAGATCCAATTGTTGGTGCAGATGTAAAATTTGGTGAAGGATTGGCTGTTTCAGACACTGGAGAATATATAGCAATATCTTCGGTGTTGTTTGATGGTTTAAAATTAGATCAAGGAAAAGTTTTAGTTTATAAAACAACAACATCTACAACTGCGGTACATGCATCAGATCTTATTCCTGGCAGAGTATATAAAATTAATTCTGCTGGATCAACAAACTTTATAAATGCCGGAGCATTTGAAAATAAAGTAGGCGAAACATTTACTGCTACAAATAATTTAGTAGTAGCTCAAGGAAATCTTGAAGTAGGAAAATCTTACAAAATTTCTTCAATCGGAACAACAGATTTTACTCTTATTGGAGCAGCATCAAATACGCTAGGATTAGAGTTCATTGCAACATCTACTGGTACAGTAGGGTCAAGATTTTTAGTAAACGGAAAAACTTATAGAATAAAAACATTAGGAGATACTAATTGGGCTAGTGTTGGCGCAGTTTCTGCTACCTTCGAAGCAAGCATTATAAATGCAACCATGACAGTGTTTTCAGTAGCATCGGGAACACTACAGCCAGAGCAAGGTATTTCTGGAGTCGGAATCGTTGCGGGTACTTATATTATAAATCAACTCACTGGCACACCAGGCCAAGCAGGCACATATACAGTTAGTATCAACCAGCCATCTTTAGTATCAAATACTACTGTAAAATCTTTTGCTGTTGGAATGACATTCCAAGCAACTGGCGCTAGCTCAGCCCTTGCAACCGGAACAGCCGTTCAAGGAACCGGCGTTGTTACTACAACAGGTATAGTAAATCAAATTTTATATACCCAGTATCAAGAAATTTTAAGTAAGACACCTGGGGTAGCAGAATTTTTTGGATCTAAAATATCATTCTTAAATGATTCAGAAAGCCTTGTAATTTTTAGTCCCAATGCTACAGTTAAAAACATTGTTACTTTTGATAATAATGGAACTACATTCGACGATGAGACAACGGACTTTTTATATAATAAACCAAATACTGGTCGAGTAGATGTTTATGATAAGTATTCAGAAAAATGGATCTTTGCTGAAAGCCTTACGAATAAAACTCAAGGTTCAGGCTACGGACATGCAATAGCTGTTGGCTACAATACAGTATTAGTTGGAGCACCTTACGAGTATGATAGATTTAGTTTCTCAGGAAAAGTTTTTACATATCAAAAATTAAGAAATTCTTATAGCTGGAAAATTTTAAATTCTGAAGGTAATAAGGTAGATTTAACTAAGATTAAACAGGCGTTTTTGTACAATAGCCGATCTAATAAAGTTATTACACAGTTAGATGTTGTCGATGTAGTACAAGGTAAGTTACCAAAGATTGCCAACGAAGAAATCAAATATAAAACTTTTTATGATCCAGCAATTTACTCGTCTGGATTAGATAATGTTAATGTAGACGAAGGCGCCGCCTGGACTAAAGAATATGTTGGGCAACTATGGTGGGATTTAAGAACAGCTAAGTTTATTGACAGTTACGATAAAACTGATGTTGTATACAGAAATAGTACTTGGAATACGCTGTTTCCTGGTGCAAGCGTGGATGTATATGAATGGGTAGAAACTACACTAACACCAGATCAGTGGAATGCTCAAGCAGACACTGATGCCGGGCTGTCAAACGGAATTAGCGGAACTTCTTTGTATAATAACACTACCTATAGCATAGTTAAACGATACGATCGCATTTCAAAGTCTTTTAAAAATACCTATTACTATTGGGTAAAAAATAAAAAGACTATTCCAGCAAATAAATCTAGAATAATATCAGCTATTGATGTGGCAAATTTAATTGCCAACCCTAGAGGTGCCGGCTATAAATTCTTAGCATTAACAAGTGAAAATAGTTTTAGTCTTGTTAATGTACAACCGTTATTAGATAATAAAGATGTTATTTTAGGAATAGAATATTGGAATACAGAAAATATTGATCAGAACATTCATAGTCAATGGAAAATTATCAGTAATACTGACCGAGATGTAATTCCTAAAAACATAGAACAAAAATGGTTTGATAGTCTTTCTGGCAAAGACTTATACGGAAGGCCCGTGCCCGATCCGCTATTACCTCCAAAGTTAATGTTTGGAATTGAAAATAGACCCCGCCAGGGAATGTTTATTAATCGATTTGAAGCGTTAAAACAATTCATCGAAACTGTAAATTTAACTTTAGCAGGTTATCAATTAGTAGGACAAAAAAATCTTACTTCTTTTGATCAGTACGAACTAGAACCATCAAAAGAAACTACCGGACTATATGATGATGTTAAAGACACAGATGCAGAGTTAAGATTTGCCAGTGTTGGCTTGTTTAAGAAACCAGTGTTAATTCCAGTTATAGAAGATGGTAAAATAACAGATGTTATCATCGAAGAAAAAGGCAATGGCTATTTAAATCCACCGTATCTTCAAATTTTTGGAACAGGACAAGATGCAAGTATTAGAACAATTATTAATAGTATAGGTCAAGTAGTCGACATTGATATTATTAATCCAGGAGAAGGCTACACTTCTAATACTATATTAAGTATTAGAAATTATTCTGTTTTAGTCCATGCCGATAGTCAAGCTCAAGGTGTATGGAGTATATATTCTTATGATTCTGATACTCTTTTATGGACTAGAGAAAGATCTCAGAGTTATGATGTAAGACGCTTCTGGAATTTTATAGATTGGTATGCATTAGGATATAATCAATTTACTTCTGTAGATTACATTGTGAATAGTTTTTCTGATTTAATTAGCCTAGATACAGCAGTTGGACAAACTGTAAAACTTACATCGTCGTCAAGCGATAGTACATGGTTATTATTAGAAAAATATACTAATTCGGAATCAGTTGATTGGACACAAAGTTATAAAGTTATTGGAAGAGAAAAGGGCACAATACAGTTAAGTCCGGCTTTGTATAATTTTGAAAATACAGTATTTGGATACGATGGCTCTTTATATGATGGTACAGTTTTTGATAGCGCAGCATCAAAAGAATTACAAATTATGTTAGAGTCAATAAAAAATAATATTTTTATTGATGATTTAAGATCTAAATATTTAGAATTATTCTTTAATAGTATTCGATATGCATTTAGCGAACAAATTTATGTTGACTGGGCTTTTAAAACTAGTTTTGTACGAGCTCAACATAATGTTGGAGAATTAAGACAGCCAGTAACTTACAAAAATGACAATCTAGAAAATTTTGAAGATTACATAGACGAAGTTAAGCCTTACAGAACAATTATAAGAGAATACATTAGCTCTTATGATTCAACTGATGTTGTATCTTCTTCTGTAACAGATTTTGACTTAATACCTGCTAGCGAAGACAAACAATCACGATCAATAATAACAGAAGTTGTTAATGGTAAAATACTTGCCAAAGATAATTTAATTAATAGTTATCCTTGGAAATTTTGGCTTGATAATATAGGTTTTGTTGTAACTGAAATTAAAGTTACAAGTGGCGGATCTGAGTATAAAACTGAGCCGACAGTTAGAATAATCAGCAACTCTGGAACGGGAGCATCAGCAAAGGCTTTTGTTGCTAACGGCCAAGTAACTAGAGTTGTTGTTGTTGAGAACGGTGCTGGATACCTAAGTGCTCCTCAAATTGTTATAGAAGGCGGCACCCGAGGCACAGTTGCTAAGGCAATCGCAGTTATAGGTGATTCTGTAGTAAGGTCTAACAAAATTCAAATTAAATTTGATAGAATAACTTATAATTATTTTCTCAATCAGTTAGAATCAGTTGACACACATACTGGAACAAATACTAAATTTCAGTTTCCGTTAACATGGGCACCCGATGTTAGAATTAATAAATCAACAGTTTCCATTAAGTTAGCAAACACAACAGAATTTAACGAAGTTCTTAGAGATACTTATAAATTATCTATCGTTACGTCTTTAGTAAACGGGTCTACACAATATAGCGGATCAATTACATTTAATTCAGCGCCACCTAAGAATTCAACAATTAAAATTGAATATTTAAAGGATTGGTCTTTATTAAATGCAGCTGACAGGATACAGTATTATTACAATCCGTTAGACGGAATGCCGGGAAAAGATTTAGAACAGTTAATGGACGGTATTGATTACGGCGGAGTCCAAATTTTAGGATTAGGATTCGAAATTGGCCAAGGATGGGATAGTTTACCTTTCTTTAGCGATAGATGGGATTCCTTTGATTCAGAGTATGACGATTATGTAACTACAATATCTGATATAAATGAAAATACATTTATCTTAAATTATGTTCCAAATGCAGGTACTAAATTAAATGTTTACCATGCTAAGTTAGTAGTTGATAATGTAGTATCCGATGGAGCAAATTTAAGATATCCGTATGATGCATTAGGTAGAAATCAAGTAGTAACAATTTTAACACCTACAACAAATCAAGCAATTGGCATACTTGTAAATTATGTTCCGACTGGCAGTAGCGGAACTACGTTAAAAGTTTCAAGCACAGTTGGAATCGAACCAAACATGACAGTAATTGGAGATGGATTCTTCTCAAGTCAGTTTGTGGTAGAGATTATTGATAATACAACCCTAAAACTTAGTAACGGTCCTAATATACAAATTGGCACTAACAGTCGCTTATATTTTACAAAAAATATTGCCGGCAGGAATATTATTCATGTACAGAGTACACACGGTGTTGAAGTAGGTGATACGGTAATAATTAATCCTTTAGTAAGTAACACAATTGCATTTGATACAGTAGTAACAAATGTCTTAGATAGTCGTAGAGTTGAAATTGATCAGATTTTATTTAGAGATATCGCTCCTCCTTCTACCGATACTACTGATCCAATTCCGCCACTAATTTACGTAAATTTTTCTAGAACTTTAACGCCCGGAGTTGATTATGTTCAAGGAATAACTTCTGAAATAAAATTAACAGAAGCAGCAGAAGTAGGAAGCGTAGTATCAATATCTTCATTATTAGCCCCAATTAGGATTGATGCTGAAGATTATGACGCTATTGAAGGTTCGCCCACAAATGAAAATGCTGTTATGGAAACAGTTATTTCAACTGGCGAACCAGACGCTCCTAACTCAACAAAATATTCTGTTGAAATTCCTTCTGATTATGTGTTGTCTCAAGGCGACAAAATTATTATCCGTAAAGATACTAGTGATGGATCTATAAACCCACAAGAGGGCGATTACGATACATCCTTAGTTGGAGGTCAGTTTGCAGAATCAAGTTTAATTTCTGCACTTGGAATAGCAGCCGATGAAATTATAGTAGACGGTGATGGATTTGTGACTACTACTAACAGTCATGCTCCTGAAGAAATAGTGCCTGGGCAGATAGTTGATGCAGTTGCAATTAAAGTATACGAAAGACCAAGTAGTGGATCTGCAACAATTAAGGTTGACAATTATCTAGCAAATGGTGATCAGAAAGAATTTGCTTTATCTCAAACACCAAACAGTCAAGAAGCTGTTATTGTAAAATTAACTAAAAAGATAGAAGTTGATGGCGAGATAACAACAATATCTAGTATTATGAACAGGATTGAGGATTATGATGTATTGTTTAACAACCGATCAGTTAAATTCAATGTTCCTCCTGAAGCCGGAAATACAGTTTCTTTATTCTCAATTGGGTTTAGTGGAACTGATATTTTAGATATCGATTATTTTGTTGGAGATAGTAATAACATTGACTTTGTAACAAAAGCTTCATGGGTAGATCAGTTTGTAGCACTGGTATATATCAATGGTATTAAAGCTGATCCAAGATTCTTTAAAACTGACGATTCTTACGAAGAACCAAACAGAATTGGTATAAGATTTGGTGTTGCGCCTGCTCAGTCAGATATTATCAATTATATTTTAGTTGCTAACTCTGAACAAACTTTTGCTTTAACAAAAACAGAAAGACTCCAAACAGATGGATCATTGGTATACGATCTAAGTTATCAAGTTGGTGATTCTCTTCCTTACGAGTCTAATATGATAGTTAGAGTAAATCAACAGATACTGCAAGGTCCTTCAAACTCTTATTTTACCATAGGAAGTAATAGATTAAACTATTCAATCGACCCAGCAAAGTTTCCTCCTAATTCTGTATCAATACAAAATATCGTAGTATTAGCAGATGGAAAACCTTTAATTTCAAATGTAGATTATACGATAGATTTATCAGGAATAACTGTTAAAATTAATAGGACAACCTATGCTAAGTATGTAAAGAAAGACTTGACAGTTAGCATTAAACCAGACACTGGATATGTTTATATACCAGCAACTCCTACGGAATCTCCTAAAATATCATTTAGTGAATCATATGATGAAAGTGACATTGTTGAAGTTATTTCGTCGTATAAACATGATGTGTTAGACATTAAAAGAACATCTATTCCTGTATCACCTAACTTGAGTCTTGAACCAGACACAGTTGAATTTTACTCTTATGTTGGTATTGCAGGCGGAATAGTACCTTTAGAAAGAGCCGTAAATAGTTCAGAATATATTTGGGTAATTAATAATGGAGAATTATTAGTTCCTGGTTCAGACTATATTTTGAATAGCGATAAAAAATCATTAAGATTATCATCGCCTCCATCTTCAACTGACAAGGTTGACATTATCACTTACAGTTCTAACATTATTAGTACCGGTGTGTCTTATATGCAATTTAAGGATATGTTAAATCGTGTTCATTATAAACGACTAAGTGCTAGAAAACAAACTCGTCTTGCAGCAGATTTAAAATATACAGATACTACTATCACAGTTGAAGATGCGTCTAACCTTTCAATACCTAATCCAGCAGGCAATAAACCTGGAATTATTGAAATTAGAGGAGAACGAATTGAATACTTTACAATTAACGGGACTGTACTCGGACAACTACGAAGAGGTACACTAGGAACAAGTACTCCAAAGATACACAAACAAGATGCATTTGTTCAAGATATAAGTTCAAGTGAAACTATACCGTATAGTGATACTCTAATATCAGATAGTGTTGTAAGTTCAGGAACTAGCTCTGTTACTGTAGATTTTAGTCCCGCAGAATTTAACTCAACTTGGAATTACCAAGGAAAACCGTTAACAACAGAAGTTATAAATTCTATTAAGAATAATGTTGCAGAAGTGTTTGTAAGCGGTATGCGATTAAAGAAAAAAAATTATCTAATGTACGATAAAGATCTAGGCCCTTACAGCCCTGCTGCAGATAGATCATATCCTGCAGAATTTACAATTAATAATCTAAACTCTCAAATTTTGTTAACTGAAAGTCCAACCTATGGGGATACAGTAACAGTTGCAAAGAAAATAGGTGTTGATTGGGACGGAGTTACAAAAGTCACAAATACAGAGTCTAATATTTCTAGCTTCTTAAAAGCAGAACAAGGTATTTGGTATAATAGCATCGGTAAATATCCAGAAGGTCAATCTACGTTTGACAACAACACTGGAACATTTGACAACGATTCGATAACATTTGATCAAGGATAAAAAAATGACAAAGCAAGTTATTCAAGTAGGCAGCACAGTCAACGATGGCACGGGCGATACGTTACGGCAAGCCGGGATAAAAATAAATTCTAATTTTAGTGAGTTATATACAGCACTTGACAATGTTGGGTACACACTACCTATAGCATCTAACAATGTTCTTGGCGGGGTAAAAGTAGGTACTGGTTTAAGTATAGTCGATGGGACATTAAATGCACTAGCAAATAGCTATGTCTTACCAACATCAACTACTCAATCGTTAGGCGGCGTAAAAATTGACGGGTCTACAATAGTTATTAACGGCTCTGGCACTATTAGCGCCATTCAGTACGCTTTGCCAACAGCAACAACTTCGATCAAAGGCGGCGTAAAAGTTGACGGAACATCAATTACAATTGATGGCAATGGCGTTATAAGTGCTAACTTAATTGCTAGTAGCAATCAACCTTTTAAGTTGCCGTCGTTTACAACAGTACAGCGAGATGCGCTGTCTGCTCAAAATGGAGACGTAATCTATAATACTTCTGCTGGTAAATTTCAAGGTTATCAAAACGGAGCATGGGTTGATTTAGCGCCTACAATTTTAGATGGTGGCGCTGCCCCCCAATAATTTATTAAATTAGCAGATTATAAGACTTGATAAATATAAGATAAAGAGAGATTATTATGCAGAGTAAAGACGTTACTGGAGTTCATATTGAAGGGCATATTAAAATATATGACCCTATTTCGGCTGAAGTTTACATTAATAAACGAAACGCAATACACTATGAAAATATTAGTATAGCTCTAGCAAGCAGCCTAGCAAATAGTGGACAAGGATTTATTTACGAAATGGCTTTTGGTAACGGCGGCACCGCGGTTGACCCAACAGGAATAATAACATACTTAACTCCCAACAGTTCGGGGACAAATGCTAGCTTATATAATGAAACTTATTCAAAAGTAGTTGATGATCGTTCAAGTAACAACGTTGATCCTACACGAAACTTTATTGAAACTAGGCACGTTACAGGAATGAATTACACTGATATTTTTGTAACATGTTTATTAGATTACGGCGAACCGCCTGCTCAATCAGCATTTGATAACACAACTAATAATCAAAATGATTTTGTATTTGATGAACTTGGATTAAAAAGTTATAGCCAAATTGGAACTCCATTATTGCTTACGCATGTTATTTTTCACCCTGTGCAAAAATCTTTAAACAGATTAATACAGATTGATTATACGGTACGTATTCAGAGTTTAACAGGTTTAATGGGGGTATAACAAATGGCATCATATAAAGTTACGTATACAGAAACTACAAATCCTGCTAAGCCACCAATAAATGTTAATGACCAAGAACTAAACACAAGCACAAGTCTTACTTTTCCTGGAAAAAATTATGCAGGTTATGGTTCTATAATTGCAGAAAATTTTTTACATCTACTAGAAAATTTTGCTAGAGGAACAGCCCCAGGAACACAACCCGGCGAAGGGCAAGCTGTCCAAGGTCAGCTATGGTATGACAATACACCCGGTATAAATTTATTAAAAGTATATGATGGCACATCTTGGGTAGCTGCTGGCAATATTAAAAAAGCAACTCCTGCAGAAATAAATGCATTATCGTCTAGTAGTTTTAAAGGGGATTTGTGGGTAGATACTACTAACCAACAACTATACATCTTCTCAGGATCAAACTGGTTGCTAGTTGGTCCTCAATTTAGTGACGGAACTAAAACAGGACCGTTAATCGAAACAATTACAGATGCAAGCAACGTTGATCATACTGTTACATCAATTTGGGCCGAAGATACTAGGGTAATGATTATCAGTAGTAGTCCTTCGTTTACGCCAAAGCAAACAATATCTGGATTTAGTAGTATCAATAAAGGGATTAATCTTAACAGCGTTGATATTTCAAATACAACATCCCCAATTAAACTTTGGGGAGTAGCACAATCTGCAGACTCATTGATTGTTAATGGAAGAAGCGTAGCGTCTGCTAATTTCATGCGTAATGATGATATTGCTACTACAGATTTTCCAATTAACATACGAGCAGCGGGCGGAGTTACTGTTGGAAGCCAGTTAAATTTTATTATTGGTGCTGAAGAAAAAAATGGAAGTTTATATGCCTCAAGTCCGGGCGGAAGTATTCAATTAAAAGTTAATAATTCTGGTACCTCTCTTATTGCAACATATATTTCGTCTACTGGAAAAGTTGGTATTGGTACTAATAATACAAATCCTAGCGAAGTTTTAGATGTATTAGGAAATATAAAAGCAGACGGAGTCATATACACACTTTCAGATGCTGAGTCTAACATATTAGGCACAGGTAGCATTGTAACTAACGGTGGCGTATCGGTTTTAAAAAGTGCAAATATTGGTGGAAGCATAACTGTTAATAATAAAGTTTTATTAAACAATTTAGATATCAACGGAACTCCTGTTAACGGAGCTGTTGTATTACCCCAGTATACTTCTTTACAATCTGAATCAAACAGCAAAGTCCAACTGGTAGCTCAACCGTTATATGACATTGGAACCCCAACAAGAAAATTTAGGAATATTTACGCAGAATCGTTTGTTGGAAATTTTACAGGAACACTATCAACAGCTGAAACAATACAGGGAAGTATATCTGGATCAGCATCTAAATTAGCTAGTGCAACAACTTTTAGAATAGGCGACAGTACAAACCCTGCAATTCCTAGAAGCGAAGTTACAAGTAATATTGTATCATTTGACGGACAAGGCGACGATCCTGTTATTTTTACAGCAACAGTAACACAAGATGTAATTGCTAATAAACCAGTAATTACTGATTCTAGTGCTACTGATATGTTTTTAGTTTATAGAGGTTCAGGAGCAACTCCGGGTTTAAAACAAATAAGCAAAGCTTCTATTTTTTATAATGTTGCTACAGTGCCAACTGGTGCAATTTTTCCATATGCAGGCACTATTCTTCCTGCAGGGTATTTGTTATGCGACGGATCCGAAGTAACTCAAGCTGAATATCCAGAACTATTTGCAATTGTTTCATTTACATATAAAGCATCATCACAACTTAACGGATTAGGCACATTTGCTCTCCCTGATCTTCGAGGCAGATTCCCGTTAGGATTAGATAACATGGACAATAACAACCGTGTACCAAGTAGAGATAGTACTCCTGAAAATCCGGTTAACATTGATGCAGGCGGCGGTCCTGTTGGGAGAGTAATAGATCCTACCGCATCAAATTTAGGAAATCCTGGCGGAGCTGATCGAGTTTCGTTAGAAACAAAAAATATTCCAGACCATAGACATACTCTTAATAGCGGGGTTGCTCAATATTATGCAGCAGGCGATCCTACAACGGTAGGAGATTCAGCTAGTCAACCGGGGTACGGCTTTGGAACTAGTGTAGGATCCGGTGTACCAAATACAGGAACAGTGATTAGTTCAGAAACTTCTGTTGCTTTTAGTGTGATGAATCCATATCAAGCACTAAATTACATTATTTTTACTGGTAAGATATAATATGAGTTATACTATTAACAAGACCAACGGCGACTTACTAACTAATGTTGTAGATGGCGAAATCAATCAGATAGCAAGTAGTCTTTCTTTAGTAGGAAAAAATGCTAGTTCTTACGGAGAAATAATGAATGAAAACTTCATAAGACTACTTGAAAATTTTGCAAATGGGGATAGCCCCATTAAGCCATTAGCAGGACAGTTATGGTACGATACTAATCAAAGCCGTTTAAAGATTTATGACGGCACAAGCTGGAAAGTTTCTAGTGGTACTATTGTAGCTAATCCTCCCCAAACATTATCTAGGGGCGAATTGTGGATTGATAGTCTTCGTCAACAACTATATTTTAATGATGGTGCTGCTACAGTTCTTGCTGGCCCAAACTATACAAAGGATCAAGGTGTATCCGGTTTTCAAACTTTAGATATAGTAGACATTAATCAGATTAATCATACAGTAGTATTTTTATATGTTGCTAAAGTATTAATTGGAATTTTTAGCCAAGATACCTTTACACCTTTAACTAAAGTTGTTGGATGGTCTGGAGACACATGGGATCCAACTAAGTCAGATTACATACTTGGCGATCGAGTAATTTATCTAACACAAGGTAAACCTTTAGTTTATGAAGTGTATACTGTATCACAAACTAGTCCAAATATAAATGTTGTTCCAGCTGGGACACTTCCTACAAATACAGTTTATTGGAAAGAAATTAAAATTAATCCAGGATTTAATTCTAGTCAGTATAGACCAGTGTTTGATGTTTTAACTTCCCAAGCATCTAGCTTAAGAGCTGCCGACGGAACACTACGAACAGCTGAACAGTTTTTATCTTCTACTCAGAATTCTACAGCTATTGGTAGGTTAGAAATTCAAAATAGCACCCCGCTTATATTAGGCCCGGATTCAAATAATACGATTACTGTTAGTAATAGTTTATTTAAATTAAGTTCGGCAAGTAACAATCAAGATTATCAGATTAGTGTTTTTGCTAACAATCAAGAAACATCAGCTCTTTTTATAAATGCTGAAACAAACCAAGTTGGAATATTTACAGGATTACCAACAGCAACTTTAGATGTTAACGGCGATGTTCGAATAAGAGGTAACATTGTTATTGAAGGTGCTACAACTTCAATTAATGCGACAAATTTATTAGTAGAAGATCTACTTATTGAAATTGGAAAAGTATCTTCTCCAAGTAACACTACAGCTAACGGTGGCGGAATTAGCCTTGAAGGTGGCGGTGATGGAGATAAAACATTAACATGGAACAGCACTACAGAAGCATGGACGTCTTCAGAACACATAAATTTAGGCGCCGGAAAGTCATATCATGTTGAAGGATTTTCAGTTCTTAGTAAAACAACGTTAGGACAGACAGTAACTAATGCTCCGGGATTGACAACTATTGGTCAGTTAGATGAACTTAGAGTTGACTATTTAAGGTTAAACAACAATGCAATTTCTTACGTTAATCCAGTAGTTTCTGATGGCGACATAGTATTGCAACCTAAAGGAACTGGGTTAGTTAATGTAAGTAATGCTAGAATTACAGGAGTATCTAATCCAGTAGCTGTCGACGATGCTGTTAATTTAACAACATTAGTGTCAACAGTTAAATCTGCTCCTTTAGGACTTTCTGCTAATTTTACTGGGTTAACTGATAATCAGATAGCTGGAAACATTGTAGCCGCTGTTTATCTTCCAGGAGAGCACGAAGAAGGCACAAAAGTAAGAGTTTGGGGTGTGGATACTAGCACATTAAAAACTTTTGTGTTAACTAGCGGTTCTTGGACAATTGAAATATAACTACGGGTAATTTAACTTTTTGAAATAGAATAAATACTAGGACCTAAGGAATAACGGAAATGCCATATCCAATAAAGAAATATAACGGAGATTTGTTAACAACAATCCCGGACGGTACAGTAGATACAACTACTAGTCTAAAATTAATCGGTAAAAATTACGCCGGATACGGTGAAACTCAGAACGAAAATTTTGTCTATTTGCTAGAAAATTTTGCAAGTAGCAGCGAGCCTTTGAGGAAAACTACTGGACAGATCTGGTATGATTCATCTGCAGGCGGAAAATTAAAATTCTATGACGGCGCCAAGTGGAGAACAACTGGGGGCGCTGAGATTAGTGATCTTCAACCGTCGGGCTTAACTGTTGGAGATTTTTGGTTTAATACTGAAACACAACAACTGTTTGCTTTTAACAGCCAGAATACATTCACTTTAATTGGCCCACAGGCAGCTGCAGGTGCAGCTACTACTGAGATGGTTTCTAGAACGGTTGTTGATGCAGAAAATAGTGCTACTCATGCAATTATTGAAGCAAAGGTAAACGGAACTACAGTTTTTGTAATAAGTGCAGATGGTGATTTTACTCTTAAATCGCAACAAGGTAATACCATTACCGGCTTTAACAAAATTAGACAAGGTGTTACTCTTTACGAAACTACAAACGAATCCCAACCAGGTCAAACAACTAGTAATCATAGATTCTGGGGTACGGCATCAAATTCTGATAGATTAGGCGGCCTAGGTGTAAACAGTTTTATTAGATCAGATAATGCTATTTTTAGTAATACTGTAAATTTTGCTCATACAGGTTTTACTGTAGGACAAACTCCAATTTTAAGAATTTATAATTCTAATCAAACTGATCCAACGATTCAAAATCAATTAAACGATAACGGTATTACCTTCCAAACTACACAAGGTGTAACTACTCTTACTCCGTTAAAATTAGTTGGATTACATACAGTTCCTGGCAGCGACGGAGTGTCTGACATAGGAACTGCGTTAGTTAAATTTAGAAATGTATATGCAGGTAATTTTTATGGCGTAGCAGAAAAAGCTTCTACAGTTAATGTAGGAGGAACTTATTATACGGCCAGTACAGCGGTTAGCGTTGGAACTATTGTAGCAAGGACTAGCGTAGACGAGACAATAGCAGGGGGATTAGTAATCTCTTCAGGATCTGTCAAAGCAAACTACTTTGTTGGTACAGCTACAACAGCTAACTATGCTGACTTAGCAGAAAAATATCTTACTGATTCTAATTATGAAGTTGGTACAGTAGTATCTGTCGGTGGCGCTAAAGAAGTAACAGCATGTAATTACGGACAACGTGTACTCGGTGTAGTTTCTGGAAAGCCAGGACTCATGATGAACAGCGAATTAGAAGGCGGCACATTTATTGCATTAAAAGGTAGAGTACCTGTTTTTGTAACAGGCCCAGTTAATAAGGGAGATGAACTAGTAGCAGGTCCAAACGGTACCGCAGAAGCAGCTGTTAGTGGAGCATCCCGAGTTTTTGGTATAGCCTTAGAATCAAATGCAGATGCTGGTGTCAAACTCGTTGAATGCGTTGTTCTTTAAAAATAAATATCAAACTAAAGGATGACAGATGGCGGGCCAATATTCACCAATTTTAGCAACTGACTATAATATCATACAAGCAAAGGTTGACAAAGTTTTAGGTTCCGGCCTTGAAAACTTTGGATACGGCCAACCCGTTAAAAGTGGTCAAGTTTTAAGAAGAACAAACATTACTTCTAATCAATGGAATAACTTAAGAAAAGATTTAATTAAAACTCGGTTACATCAAACAAACATTGATTATGCAAACACATTAAAAGAAGCCGGCAGAGTCGATCCCGAAGATAGCAATAAAAAAATACCTATTAATGACAGTGATTTTCAAGTTTTTAGCCAAATGGCCGAAGATGTCATTAACGATAGATTTAATTTACCAGCAGGCCAAGGCACAAGAGAAGCATTAGTTCCGACTCAGCAACTATCAACAGCATGGAACGGCACTATAACTCAAGTAATAACAATTACGTTTTCAAGTGTAGAAGCAACTCGTTATTTTTTCAATAGCGGTGGAAAAATAGAATTTAGCGGAAATAGAACCGGGGGAACATCTAGTACTAAAAACACTACTTGGTCGAGCATGTTAGGCCAAGGAGCTAACGGTATGGGTGTCATTCAATTTGGACACAACTCTACAACTTGTTCAGGTACCGGCCAACCAGCAGCCATCGGATATTATAATCTATTAGAAACAACTACAACTGATCAATTATTGTTTACTAAAGGCCCTCCAGAAGGTCCGTATTCCACAGCTTACTATTACATTTATGGACGCTCACCTGTACCTAATCAAATAGTTTTTACTATTCAATGGCAAGATGGTCAAGAAGAAAATTCTCAAGATGAGAATGTTGATGGAACATTATCTAGTTATGTACAAGTTTTTAGAGCATCGTCGGCTACAGATAGCGAAGGCGAATACATTAGTGTAAACATTCCTAAACCGCCAGCAATTACAACAGGACTAGCCGGGGGTATTCCAACACCAGCTCCAGAAATTGTTATTGGTCCTTCACAAAATAGTATCGCTCAACCACAAGTGGGGGTGGCGTATACACTAGCGTTTGGTGCGATCAACGGTACAAGTCCTTATACTTGGAGTTCAATTGGAACTTTACCAGCAGGCTTGACTCTTAATCCTACAACTGGAGTGTTAAGCGGAACACCAACAACAGCATTAAGTTATCTATTTTATGTAGTTGCACAAGATGCAGATGGATATACTGGATCTGCTCAATATAATTTAATCGTAGAAGCTGGTGTTAGCCCAACAATTACAGTTACTCCAGTTACTTTAAATCAAATGCAAGTTGGATCAGCATTTTCACAAGTGTTTAGTGCCACCGGCGGCACCGGTCCCTATACATGGACGACTCTTGGTAGCGTACCGTTAGGAATAACATTAGGGACAAATAATAATGGATTCCCAACATTAAGCGGTACTCCTACCGCACCTCAAGCATATAGTTTTACAGTAAGGGCCACTGATGTTAATAATTTCTTTGGAGAACAGGCTTTTATTATTACTGTAGCCGCTGCCCCAACAATAACAATCAATCCAGGGTCTCCGTTAGCGTCACAGAGTGTTGGACTAGCTACAACCCAAAGTTTTACAGCTACTGGCGGCACTTCGCCCTATACTTGGTCTAAGACAGGTACCCTACCCGCCGGCCTAACTTTATCGTCAGCTGGTGTATTGTCAGGAACCCCAACCACAGCAGCAACATATAACTTTACAGTTATAGCAACAGACTCAAGAAGTTATACTGGCGAAAAAGCATATTCTCAAATTATAACAGCTGCACCAACTTTATCAGTATCTCCAACTACTTTAACTATGCAGGTGGGCGTGTATTATACACAACAATTATCGGCAATTGGTGGAACAACTCCCTACACGTTTGAGCTATCAAGCGGATCATTACCAGCAGGAATAACTTTACAAGGTAATGGTTTAAGCGGTACTCCTACTTCGACAACAGCTGCGTCATTTAATATTAGAGTTACTGATGCAAATAATTTTACTGGTGTTACTCAGTATCTTGTTTCTCCAGCCCCTGCACCGCAATTTGCAACAACAATAACACCAGCAAGCAGTAGTACAACTGCTGGAACTTATGCCGACACTTATAGATTTAGTAAAACTGGTTCAACTACCTTTACAGTTAATTGTACTTCTGGATCAGGGCAAGTTACCTTAACTACTCAAAGTAATTCTGAACTGACGTCAGCATACACCTATTTTGGTGCAGGTGAAAATGCATTCGGTGGTGAATTTGATATAGCATCTACTGGCGACATTGGACTTGCAAAAACTATAGGTGATTATTTTTATGCTAGCAATAATGCTTGGTATAAGACAGAAACTGTTGCAGGTGTTGATCGAACAGTTTATAATAAATCTAATAATGCTTGGACACAGTTCCTTAACAATTATGCAGTATGGCCTGACTCAGGCGACGGCCCCGTTAATTCTTGGGTTGGAGTATCTTATAACGTAAATATTGCAACAGCAGGTAATTATGTATTAAGAATTAGTTCAGATAATCAATTAGAAGTATCCGTTGATGGGACACTAGCAGCTAGTATTTCAAGTTATACAACAACTTCTGATACAACAATTAGTTTAACACAAGGCTTGCACACAATTACTTGTAGAGGAAAAAATACAGGAGGTCCTGCAGGCTTTGCCGCAGCTTTGTATGCACAAGGTAATTTAAGTAGTGCAGTTTGGACAACTAGAAATACTAGTGACATTACGGTACAGGTAGTTAAGTACGGCCTTTATAGAAAACCGGATGCTCAAGGACTAAAATCTTGGTTAGACTATGCAAAGAACAATAATATAAGCGACCCCATAACTTCTCAACAATTTAAAAATGCTTTTGCAGCAGTTTTAGACAATGGTTCTAGATCAGCGGATAGCGATTGGGCAAGAAGCACAACAGCTACAAAAACATTTGCATCTGGAACAGGTAATGGAGATTTTTATGACAGGCCCGTAGCTGTTAATGCTACTTGCTCACCTGCGTCCTTTAGTTTAAGTGCTGGTAATTCACAAGTAGTAACAATGAATTGGACTGTACAAGCCGGATCTGCTGTTAATCCGTGGCAATTCACAGCAATATCAAGTGCCGGTGGAACGTACCTATTTACAATTTATAGAACATAAAGGTATCTTATGGCAGCTGGAATAGGTAGTAAAATAGAATGGTCAGATTATCAAGCAATTCAAACATTAGCCGCTAAAGTTCTTGGAACTGGTACAGGATCATACGGCTATGGACAAACAATATCTAGTAGTGCAACGTCTCAACAGTTTCAAAAAATTACAACACAACAGTGGTTAGATGTTAGAAGAGATATTTTAAGATGCCGTATGCACCAAACAGGTGTTGACTATTCGGCAAGTTTAACCTCACCGACTACCGATATAAAATTACAAGAAGCTGATAGACTTGCCTACTTAAATATGGCAACCCTAGCGGAAACAAATGCTTTAGTAGTAGCATCTACTCAAGCTACTCGAGCAACTATTGTTTCCGCTGTATTTGAAGATACATGGTACACTTCAGTAGGACTAACCTATACAGTAGAATTTCCTACGTACGATGACGGCCGGTACTTTTTTAATGCCGGCGGCCAGATTGAAATAAGTTCTAGTAGAGCCGGCGGAACTAGCCCATCCCCAAAGAATTCAACTTGGTCTACAATGCTTTCTACTATGGGTAATATAATTTTTAATTACACTTCTACTACAAAAACAGGCACAGGCGGAACAGGATCAACTATTGGATTTTATGATCTTACTACAAGCGATCAAAAAATATTTGAACAAAATGCTCCAACTGGAGGATCTTACTCTTTAAATAAATTTGTTATTAATGCTAAAAAGAATGTTAGCGGAACACAAATAATTTTTACTATTCAATATCTTGACCTTGCTACATATACTAATACAACTGTTTTTGGGCCTGGACTAGGTCCGTACGGTCTAGACGAAGCTGTTGACGGCACACTAACTAATACAGTAAAAACTTATAGAGCTACACAGCCTACTGGTGTAGACAGTGTAGAAGTAAGCAATCCTTCAATTTTTGTTTCTAATAACTGGTCAATAATTGAAGGAGGTGACGGGTCAACTATAGCACCTAGTGTAGTTATTACTCCTGCAACACTGACTAATCCTCAAGTTGAAATTGCATACAATCAAACATTTACAGCTACTGGTGGAACATCTCCGTATACGTGGAGTTATACAGGACAGTTGCCAGCTGGTTTATCTTTAAGTACAGGTGGAGTATTGAGTGGTACTCCTGCAACAGCACAGGGCTACAGTTTTGCAATCACCGCCACTGACTCAACTGGATATATTGGAGTTAAAGGCTATACGGTTACTGTATCACAACCTACAATTACAGTTTCGCCAACATCATTAACTGCTCCTAAAGTAGGAACAAGTTATGGAGTGTCTTTTAGTGCTACAGGCGGAACCGGACCATATTCTTGGCAAAGTTCGGGAACACTTCCTCCAGGTCTTTCTTTAACTACTGGCGGCGTGTTAAGCGGAATTCCTACAACGTCAGGCACATATTCATTTACTATACAAGTGTTTGACAGATTTGCTGCACCTGGCGCAAGAGCCTTTAGTGTAACAGTTGCAGCAGCATCAGTAATTACTATATTACCTAGTACAATTTCAAATTCAGCAATGCAAAAAGGTGTTGCTTATTCTCAAACATTTACAGCCAGCGGTGGTACAGCACCGTACTTATGGACAAGCGGTGGAGCTGTTCCTTCTGGATTATCATTAACTACTGGCGGCGTGTTAAGCGGCACTCCGACAGCAGATACAACATATACATTTACAATTAAGGCTCAAGATAGTTCAGCAGGAGCATATAGCGCCACAAACAGCTATACTGTCACAGTACAAGCCCCAGTCCTTCCTCCTGTTCCAACAATTACAGTTACACCTACTACGCCTAGTACAATGGCTGTCGATTCTGCCTACAGTAGGCAATATTCAGCAACTGGCGGCACCGCACCTTATACATTTAGCCTAGTTAACGTTTTACCACCTGGAATAGGATTATCACCAGGCGGCCTTGTAAGCGGCACTCCTAGTTTTGATGCAGGCGGAAAAACTTATAGCTATGGAATACGGGCTACTGATCAAGGCGGCTATTCTGGAACAAGAGCTGTGTCAATAACAGTTACAGCAGCTCCTCCCCCAACTACTAATATTAGCCCAGCATCGTCTACTGAATATGTGTCCTATGGAGATACCTTTAACACCGCTTCAAGTGGTAGTAGCGGATTCCAAGTTAACTGTACAGCAAACTATGGACTAGTTGACATGTCTGGTAGAGTTTTATCAGGACAAACTGGCGGAACCGCAACAACAAACATTGATCAATTTAGTATTAGTTCTGGTAACTCAAGAACTGTAGTATTAAATTACACACAGGCCAGGGGAAGTTTACAAAATCCTTGGAAATACTATGCTGATGCAAATACAGGCGGCACTCACGAATTAATAGTCATGCGATCAGCATCAAATATTTCAAGTCCAGCTCCGGGCAATTATAGTTTACGAGTTGGAGTTGCACAGTCTTTTCAATTTACCGGTTCCGGTGCATATTCGCCGTTTACAAATTGGGAAGTATCTCAAGGAACGTTGCCAACAGGATTAAATCTTAGCAGCAGCGGGCTTTTATCTGGGACTATTGTTGGATCAGCTGTAAACCAAACTTTTATTTTTAAAGTTAGATCTCTTGATAGTGTTGGTGTTTATATGACTGAAGGTACATATACAGTTACCACAACAGCGTAAATCAATATCCCCAACTATATACCTCTTGACAAGCTAATTATTGTAGTGTACAATAGATTGTCTGGAGGTTTCTTATGGATGAAAGAGTTGAAAAAGCATTCTCTGTTGCTAATCATATGGCAACATTATCAAATCAACGAAGAATTATTTTAGAAGAATTTAACCAAAAACGGGTATATTATGTTAATGGCGGCACATTTAACATAACCCCGGAGTTGATCAATTTTACTAAAACAACATTAGATTTAGGTTATACAACTGACGTTGCATTTATTGATGCAAATAATTTTCCAGTTGTTATTTCAAACGTACAAGAGTTTTTAGATAATATTGTAGGAGTATACTACGAAGTTCTTAATGACTATAGTGCTAAGTTTGCAGAATTAAAATCAAAAAGAAAAATAAAGGATATTATTGATCTATGACAGTTGGTGCTGTATTTTTTGCTCAAAATAACGGTGCAATTGATTATGTAAAATTAGCAAATTTCGCCGCTATTAGAGTAAAAGAATTTTTAGATATACCTGTATCGATAGTTACAGACAGCCCAGATTGGCTTAATAAATCGTGCCCTAATCATCCTTTTGAAAATATCATTGTTGTTCCAGAAGAAGAAAGTTATAAAAAAGAATTTTATGACGGATCGCTAACATCAAAACCGTACAATTGGAAAAACTTGTCTAGACCAAAGATATACGAAATTACCCCGTACGAAAAAACACTAGTGCTTGATAGCGATTATATTATAAATTCAAATATTTTAAAGATTGCTCTTGACAGAGATGTTGAGTTTCAAATATACAAGAAAAGTTTTGATCTATCTACCTGGAGAGATCCAGCACCATTTACAAGAATTAATAGTTATAGTATACCGTTTTATTGGGCAACTGTCTTTATCTTTGAAAAATCTCCAGTTAGCGAAGCATTTTTTGATTTAGTAAACTATATAAAGATTAATTGGGTATATTTTAGAATGTTATACAACATAGATCCTCCTATGTTTAGAAATGATTTTGCTTTTAGTATAGCTATTCATATTATGAATGGAAAAACTAATGGGGGGTTTGCTACAGAACTCCCTGGGAAAATGACTTATTCTCTTGATCGAGATGTATTAGTAAGTATGAATCAGACAGAAATGAAATTTTTAATTGAAAAGAAAGACCATCTTGGAGAATACATCTTAGCTAAAACTAATGGCCTTGATGTACATGTTATGAATAAATTTAGTCTTTCAAGGTGTGTTGATAGGAGCACAGGTGTCTAAAGGTTTTTTAGTTTTTGCTCAAAATACCGCTGATGTTGACTATGTTAAACAGGCTTATGCATTAGCCTTGTCTATAAAATTTAGTCAAAAACAAATTAACAATATTTCAATTGTAACTAACGAATTGTTAGATGACAAATATCGTTCTGTATTTGATCAAGTAATTCCTATTCCTTGGGTTAAGGACGGCACACGATATCAGGCCGAGAATAGATGGAAGTTATATCATGCCACGCCATATGAAGAAACTATAGTTCTTGATACTGATATGTTACTATTAGAGGACATTAGTAGTTGGTGGGAATATTGCTCTAATCATAATTTAAAATTTTGTTCTAAAATAACTAATCATAAATTAGATCCAATTGTTGATACTATACATAGGAAAGCATTTGTAGTTAATAATTTAACTAGCCCTTATTATGCATTACACTATTTTAAAAAGCATCAGTCTACACACGAATTTTATAAAGTTTTAGAGTTTGTGTGCAATAATTGGGAGTGGTGCTGGACAAAGTTTGCGCCTAACGAATATCAAAATTGGTTAAGCATGGACCTTGCTGTTGCAATAGCTATAGAAATTACCGGTAGATATGATTCAGTTAATGATGTTTGTTCTCCGTTAGAGTTTGTTCACATGAAACCTAGTATCCAGCAATGGATAATGACTCCCGGGCAATGGCAAGACGGAGTTCAAAGTTTATTAACAAAAAAAGGCGACCTTGTTGTTGGAAATATTAAACAATCAAAGTTGTTTCACTATATCGATAAAAATTTTATTACAGCAAAGATACTTGAACGGCTTGAGGATTTAGCAAATGCCTAATAAAATTAAAGAACCAACTAGATATATTCCTCAGTGTTATGTTTACTATAACAAGAAAACAGGAGAGATACTGTCAGTTACTAATAGAAAAGACGATGCTTATGAAAATGGTATTGAAGTAAACTTTGAAGATGTCGAAAAATTTTTAACTGGCGAATGGCATTTTAGCGACTTCCAAGTTGGATACCATAAAGATTCAAATAAGACAACTATATTATCTATTACAAATGAATTTTCCGGATACTCATTTAAAAATAATATTTTTGAGTGGATATCTGCATCAAATGAATATGCTGAATGCATAGTTGAATGGAATAGTAAAGACCAAGTATGGAATTTTTTCTTAAGTAATGATTTTAAAAGAGAATACAATACAATACTATCCCCAAAGTTAGTATTTTTTGTAACTTTAGAGAATGACCCTGATTTTTTAATAAGGACAGTTTTTATTAATACACAAGATCTTTTAAAATTTGATTGTGTCACTGTTCCTTTTGAAAGTACTTTTGAAAAATATATAGATAAAATTTCCATAAGCTCTAAATTAGTGTTTAAAACTTATAAATTAAAGGTAGTTGAATGAACAACATTATAAAAATTATTGATCAAGATATCGTATTTTTAAGTTACGATGAACCTAATGCAGAAAAAAACTATGCAGATTTATGCAGCAAAGTGCCGTGGGCTAAACGAATTCATGGAGTTAAGGGAAGTGATGCCGCACACAAGGCATGTGCTGCGGTAAGTGAAACAGAATATTTTGTTACAGTAGATGCAGATAATATAGTAGATCCAAAATTCTTTGAAGTTGAAATTAATCTAAACGGCCTTGGACTGTCAAGTGATAATGTTTTTAGTTGGTGCGGCAAGGTACATGTTAATCACCTAATGTATGGCAATGGCGGCCTTAAGCTATGGACTCGCAAGTTTGTAAATGAAATGAAAACTCATGAGAACAGCGATCCTAATGATGTTAAGGGAAAAGTCGAATTCTGTTTTGATGAGAGATATTATCAGTTTAATGAAAACTACAGTGAGAGCTTTACAAATTCTACACCATTCCAAGCATGGCGAGCAGGTTTCCGTGAAGGTGTGAAGATGTCGTTAGACCAAGGAGCAAAGATACAAGATGTGCGTAAAGTCTGGTGGCAAAATTATCAAAGATTACTTATTTGGTGTAATATTGGTGCCGATGTTTCTAACGGCTTTTGGTCAATGCTTGGTGCAAGAGAGGGGTGTTATCTAACTAATTGCACTGAGTGGGATTATGCAAATGTTAGAGATTTTGAATATCTTACAGAATATTGGAAAGAACATTGGGTTGACAAAGACGATAATTACTCAAAAGAAAAATTTTTATTTTTTGGTAATGAGCTAAAAAACAAATGCGGTTTACCTATTTCTAATTTAGATGTAGAAGGTAGTAAGTTTTTTAAGTCAGTTTACAATAATACCCCAAGAATAATTAGAAGATAATATGTACGATATCTTTTTTATAGGAAACAATAGCTCAGACTTTGAACAATTAAAGTTACGGTTTCCTACAACAAAATATATTCCTGTTGACACAGACATATACGATGCGCTATGTACAGCAGCTAAACGATCTTTTACGAAAATGTTTTGGGTAGTTTGGGATAATTTATTAATTCAGAATAATTTTAATTTTGACTATAAAGTTCCTGAGTGGGATACTGGATATAATCATATTTTTCGAAATGGTGAATTCTTTGATGGAGTTTGTCTGTTCCCCAAAAAAATAAAAGTCAGTAAACGAGAAGCTGACTACAGATTCTTTACTAATAAAAAAGAAATTGATATACAAGCTAGCTTTTCAAAACCTTATCAACGATTTAAAATTAGTAATTATGATCAGTACCTAGATGCACTTAAGACTAGTGAAACTGACATGTTTTGGTGTGTATGGCCTGAGATTGAAATTTTAGATAATAGTATATTTAAAACTGTTTTTAGTTTTCACAATACTTACGATCGACAAGAAAATCATGTATGGAAAAACTTATGTAATGAAAACTCTTCATTTATAAGTGGATTAACACTATTTTCTAAATTTAAACCTGTCTCAAAAAGAGAAGTAAATTATAAGATGTTGATAAATCGAAAAGAATACGATTTAGCAGTATCAAGGTATCGGTATCCAAAATATTTTATCAATACTTACGAAGAATATTTAGAGATACATCAAAAAGAACATCAACCTCTTTTTTGGTGCATATGGCCAGAGATTGAAATTTTAGATCAAACAATTTTTGATTTATACTATGATCCGTTAGATGGAACATTTAATTATGATAGAGAAGAAAATCATGTATTTCAAAATCAAGATATTAGCGAAATAAAATATAACGGTCTAATGTTAATGTCAACTTTAAAATCTCCAGTTTCGAAAAAAGAAATAGATTTTAGATATATTATTAATAAAAAAGAGCATCAAACTTTAACAAGCAAATTAAAATTATATGATGTAGTTTTTATCAGCTATAACGAAGCTAATGCAGATCAAAATTATCAATCTTTGCTTAATATCTGTCCTCGAGCTAAACGAGTTCATGGAGTAAAAGGTATTCATAACGCACACATTGAAGCAGCAAAATTAGTTAGTACTCCTATGTTTTGGGTTGTTGATGCTGATGCAATTATAGAAAAAGATTTTAATTTTAATCTTTTGCTTCCACATTATGATAGAGATGTAGTCCATGTTTGGCAAAGTCAAAATCCTATAAATGATTTAGTATACGGATACGGAGGAGTTAAATTGTTGCCAACTAAGCTAACTTTAAATATGGATGTTAATAATCCTGATATGACAACTAGTATTAGTTCAAAATTTAAAGCTGTTGACGCTATATCAAATATAACAGTATTCAATACAGATCCGTTTACCACTTGGCGGTCCGCATTTCGAGAGTGTGTAAAGTTATCTTCGAGAACTATTGCAGGACAAATTGATAAAGAAACTATTGATCGATTAAACACCTGGTGTACTAAAGGCAAAGAGAAACTTTACGGTGAATTTGCAATTTTAGGCGCACTCGCTGGCAGACAGTACGGACATAAAAATGCCGGTAATAAACCGGCACTGATGAGAATTAATAACTATGCTTGGTTACAAGCCGAGTTTAATCGCCAGACACAAACTCTCCAGCCATTGGAAATATTTCAGCAATAACTTATAAACGACTTACTGTAAGACCTTCTGGTAATACAGCACGAGCTTGTTCTTTAGCGATACCGTTATCAATAGCCCATTTATATTCTTGTTTGACTGCAAACAATACACGTTTTTGAGCACGTTCCCATTCGTAAGAAAGTTTTCTTTGAGTTTCGTCTTCTAAGTCTAATGCTACACTATTTTGTCTATTTTTAGTATCTTGAAAACGAGCTTCTCGTAATACAAACGCATCATCAAGTTCTGCTGTTGGGTCAGCATAACGCTGGCTAAATTCTTGGAAACTAAAACTACGATGTCTAAGAATTTGACGAGCAATGTCTCTAGTAGTTGTAATTTCTAAGCAGGCACTTACCATTTCTAAAGGAGACCAGTGCTGGTGTTTGATTAAGTACCTAATTAGCTTTTCGCTTGTTTCAGTGTTAAATTGGTTGCTTGGATTACTTACTCTAGCACAAAACGCAATAAGTTCTTGTGCATCGTAAATACCTTCGTCCGCCATATCTCTACTAGCTTTAGAAGAATTAATTAATTTAACTTTCATTTATAATTTTCTTTCTTTTAGAAATTTATTTGTTGTTTTTTTAACATCTTTTTTGACTCGTTCGGTGTCAAGTTTAAAATCGATATTATCAATTTTGCGTTCATATGTTTTAAAAAGCTCAGCAAGAGACCTTTCAAAAGAATCCCAACCTTCTTTTTTCGTTTTGGCTGTTACTTTAATTTCCCAAGTCTTGCCGTCTCTGAACGTAATTAGCACAGCATGAAGATACCTAAGAGGTACTACTTTGAGTTTTATGTCCTCAAACACTTCTGGCCAACAATCAATGACATCTCTGGGAAGTGATTTCCCTGAGTCTGTCACGCTACTTCTTTAGCTTTTTTCTTTGTTGGTACTAATTCTTCTGCTTTGCGACGAAGTTCTGCAGCTTGTTTACTAAGTTTGTCTGCTTCGCTTCGGAATTGTTTAGCTTGATCTTCTGAAGTTAAATTTACAGATTCGCTAGTAGACTTAGTGTTAGTAGTCTTTGTTGTAGTAGCTGCTGTTGCGTTTTCTGGTACTTCACTAATTAGCTGTTTCTTTTTATCTTCATCGCTTGGCTGAACATGTAGTTCGTCAACAGCAATGCCTCTTTGTTCTGCTATTAGTTGATTAAGCTCTGATAGCACTACCGCTACACCAGGAACTGGAGTCATTTCTACTGCAGTAGTTGGCACTTTAATTAACCGACCTGTTGCATGTAAGTTTGGTAACATTCGACTTCCGTCTGGAAAGAATGATCGATCTAATGCTTCGCCAAATTCGTAAGATTCCTGTGCCATAGGCCCATCGACTAAATTAATAATTGCATTATGTAATTCGTCTGGTAGGCTTTCTGTTGCAACAACTAAACAGCTATATGCATCTCCAGGTAAAGTACGAAACGCTACAAGAACTTTTTTTCCTGAAGCTATAATTCTACCTACGTGTTTTAAATTTTGGGCCATATTAGCCTCCTGTTTTATTAGCTTCAGCTTGTTTTGACACTTGGTCTAAAAATGCTGTTAGCTTGTTATATGTTTGCCCCACGGCCATCATTTCATTTGGTTTAAAAGCACCTCTTGAACTAGCAATATCAATAATCACTTTCATAGCTTGAAGGTCACTAATGCTTAAATCGTTAGATTCTGCTGCGGGCTGCTGTTGTTCTGTGCCCGCTGGGGCCTGCTTTTCTGTTTGTTCAGACATAGTCTCTCCTTTGAATAAACTGCTATTATAATTATCTCGTTTGTAAATACGGGCAAGCAATCGTGAAGAAACTGAGTTCCTTCTCACTTTCAAACCCTATATTAATTACGTAGACAAACGAGTTAGAATTATCTAATTCTAATCCTTGGCCAATATAATACCTATTGTTTAGATTATTTTTAATCCAGGAATTAACATTCTTAACTAAACTTGGCGTATATCTATCTATAGAAATGTATTTAAAGTGCGGAGCAGCATAATTAACCCTCCGCACTTCAAAATAATTTAATGAATTTGGTTTTCCGTTCTTTAAAGCCATTACGCTGACTCTTTAATTTTTTCGTAGTAAGCGTACTCGCCAAATGGAGGAACAACGGTATTATTTCCATGAATAATGAATACAGTATCACAATAGTTTTCATCACCCCAGCTACCCCAAGGGTAACCATCAGTAAACATGATAAACTTCTTAGGTTGGATATTATTTTCCTTCATGTAATCCCAGTTAGCATCAAACTCGGTTCCACCCCCGCCGATAACTTCATAGTCGTCAAACTCGTCGGAATTGTATCCATTAAAGTCTGCTTCGTTATATACCCTAGTATCAAAACACCAAAGTTTCATATTAAAGTCTTTAAACTCTTGCATAATACCTTTGATTTCGCTAATGAAATCTTTAGCTTGCTCGTCTCCAATTGAACCTGACATGTCAATTCCTACACAGATGTCAATAGTAGTATCAAAATTTTGACCAGGCAAGACAGCGTTCATATGCCAACCTTTACGATTAGGCCGCATAAAAGTATAGTCATTTCGAATAGTACTTTGAATTTGCTGACGAAGAATTTCGCGCCAATTCATTTTAGGTTCGGTTAAATCTTTAATCATTCGAGCTACACTTGCCGGTACATTTCCTGCACCAGCGGCTTGCGCAGCTTGAATAACAGCCTCACGCATCTCGTCTCGAATTTGTTTAAGTTCTTCTTTGCTATATGAAGGCTTGTTACTTTTATTATCGCTATTACCCCAATCAACGTGTTCGTCTAGAAGTTGGCCTAATGCAGCAAGTTCTTCCTCATCCATTTTGTCATAGATTTCGTCATACACTTGTTCAGCGCCCCAGCCGTAATACTTAGGGTCGTGAAAGATTTTAATGTCGGGGAGATTGTGGTCACCGATTCTATCTCGGACTAATTGTCCGTTAACACAATAATCGGCTGCAACATTCCAAATTTGACGATGCCTGCCTTCGTTTCTTCCCATATGGTCAAATACAGCATGGAGAATTTCGTGTGCAATAACAAATTCTACCTGCTTGGTAGTAAGAGGCTCAAAAAACTTACGGTTGTAAAAAATATGACGACCGTCAGTAGCAGCTGTTGGCAACCAATCGTCTGCTTCTTTAATTTGAAGTCTAGTAGCAAGATTACCAAAAAACGGATGGCGAAGCAATAAGCCAACCCTTGCAACAATAATTTTATCTACGACTGGATCTGAATGTCCCATAGCATTTCCTTGTTTTTACAATGTATATATTGTAACAGGACCCGTAGGTCCTGTCAATTGGTTTAGCACCAAATTATTGCTTTTCAGTAGCGGCGGCAATGTACTTGCCAAACTTAGAATGGAACTCGTCAAAGCACTTAATCTCGTCCGGATCTAACGGCAACTTGTAAGTACTTAGGGCAAGTTTAGTGCCCATAATGACAAGCTCAGTTTCAAAATTATCCATCATAAACTGGAAGAAGTTGTTAACTTGATCATTCCAATCTTTAGCCTTTTTGTCGCAACTATCTTTAAGCTCGTAACACAGGCTAACAGTCAAAGAGTACATGGCACTAATTTCTTTAGTATCCATCTTCTTAACTTTGCCTTGAAGAATATCGCTAGGATTAGGCATCTTACTAGCTATCTTACGATGAGCCATAAATTTGATAGCAAGCCCTTCACCAATAGCACCAGAGGTTAGGTCGGTTAGTGTATCAGCATCAGTATCGTCATCAATGAGCAATTCGCTAACAAATGACCAAGAACGTGGAGTAGCAAATGCACGTGAGCTAGACTTGGGATCAAAGTCATACAAGTCTTTCTTAGCGAAGCTCAAAAATCCAACTACATCTTTATGGATCTTGTTCTCAGTAGCCCATTCAAAC